GACGCGGCTAACCTCTAGCTGCTCAGCCTGCACGCTGTTGTGAACTGCGTATCCTGTTCGCGCATGGCGACACTCCTGTTGGTTTGAAACGTTCAGTGGCAAAGATCATAACAGACGCTCTGTAACAAGCCATGCACAGAGTTTGACAGTGTGTTTCATTCAGGTATTATGGCGCCCGCAACGCAAACGGAGGTGTGGCCGAGTGGTTTAAGGCAACGGTCTTGAAAACCGTCGACTGTAACAGGTCCATGAGTTCGAATCCCATCGCCTCCGCCATATTTGATACGACAAAGCCCTGATTATTCAGGGCTTTGTCGTTTCTGGCGGTTGAGTTTTTTGTGGACTTTTCCAAGGCGTTACAAAACTTTTTGCAACGCGTTACAAAACTTTCCTCTCTTCGGCTTCCTGCCAATCGTTAAAACACTCTTCATGTAACACGGTGCTACGCTCATCCCTTGGCTGCCAAGGAGATCAAAATGCCCAACTCTGACCTGCTCCCTTCCCTGCTCTTCAAGATCAACGAGAACCAACTCGCCCTCGAAGCCGCCATCATGGAGCTGTCCAACTGGGTCGAGCAGCGTGGATCGGCAGATGTCGCCGAGAACGTCCGCGGCGCACTCTGGATGATCGACAAAAACGAAGAGTTCATCAAGATGACCCTGGCGGTTTTGATGACGCCCGACTGACAGCTCGTCGCCTCACCCTCGCCCGCGTTCCCCGCCTAGATTACTGTACATGCATACAGCATTTGTACAGTGAATCTCTTTCCATGAATTTCGACCAAGCCAAATCTCTCCGGCTCCTGCGATGGCGCGCAACTCTCGACGACCAGGACTTTCGAATGCAAAACCCCGAGGGGCACCGGGAAACGCTTCATCAAATGGCTGCCGCCTTGCATACAGAGGGACTCATCGACCAGCTTGAGCAATTCGACATGAACGAGGTGGCAGATGCCGCCTACTGGCACGCTGTCGAGGAGCTGCAGAACTCGCCTGGCCAGTACCGCGGAGCATCTACCTATGACGTCGTGCAGGTCGAAAACGGAAAGCTGCTGGGCACTATCAGCCGGTCGATCTTCAACTTCGAAAGTGACGAACCACGCGGCGCCTCCTTTCCCTACGACGGCAAGGTCTACTCTGACGCGGATGGGGTGCGGCTGACCTTGGGGCTTTCCCGGAAGATTGGGACAATCTCGGGCCTGATGCTGGAACTGAATGGGCGCCGGTACCAGCTGGTTGAAACCGAGCGGGTGATCAGTGGCGTCGACTACAAACCCATCGACGACCCAGACGCTTACCGCGCGATGGTTGATGTAGCCCAAGTCGCCCAGGAAGAGCGCGACCTACGTGCCTTTGAAAAGGTACGGCCTCACATCGAGTCGGCGGCCTTCTGCATGTGCCCTGCCTGCCTCGATCGCTTTGATGCGCGTGATGACTGCCCAACCTGCACCGGAAAAGGTTTTGTGACGAAGCTCCCGCCAGCGGGTCTACGCTGAAGGAACCATGCGAGGATCCGGCAATGTGCGGACGACTCTCCCAGTACAGCGGCATTCACGACTTCGTGGCGGCGCTGAGCATGCCGAACGCCTTGATCAACTCGACCGGAGAGCAGCCCTTCGAGCGCTACAACGCCGCGCCGACCGCTCAACTTGCCCTCTTCCACCAAGAAGGCGATTTCCTTCACGCCGACATGGTCCGCTGGGGATGGCGCCCGCACTGGGCAAAAGATCGCGCCGCACCGATCAATGCCAGGGTCGAGAAGGTCGCCCACGGTCCATTCTTCCGCGCGATCTGGCCGCACCGAGCAATCATCGCGATCAACAACTGGTTCGAGTGGGTCGACGAAGGCGGACCGAAGAAGCAGCCCTATCTGATCAGGCACCGAGACCAATCGCCGATCCTTTGCGCCGCCATTGGCCAATACCCGAATGATGCGCATGACCCAGGCGAGCATGACGGTTTTGTGATCATCACCGCCGATAGCGCCGGTGGCATGGTCGATATCCATGACCGGCGGCCGGTGGTGTTATCGCCTGAGCTCGCCCGGGAATGGTTGGATCCGGCCACGCCGAAAGAGCGCGCCGAACAAATGGTGCTGCACCAAGGTGAGCCGACAGAGGCGTTCGAGTGGTTCAAGGTTGACCGGGCCGTGGGGAACGTCCGGAATCAAGGCCCCGACCTGATCAAACTGATCGAATGATTCAAACCTGCGTCAGCGTTTTCAGGCGCTCGACCAGGGCGGCTTCGAAAATGATGTACAGCCTTTCAGCGTCTCCGGACCGCAAAGCCCCGCCGATTTCCAGCCCCAGCACGAAGCCATCCGCCCGCGCGCCCGCCTTTACCGCGATAATCATCGAATCGGCCCGGACAATCTGCGCCAGCAGCCGATCCGCCTCCCTTTGCATCTTGTCGCTCAGCACCACGCCTTCCACATCAGCCACCTATTACCTTCACTACGACATCCAATAAATGACAGAAAGAACGACTGAAACCCAGATAATCGTCATCACAATTGAGTAACCAGCCAGTTGCTTGTCCATGTGCCCGCATCATCCAGATCGAACATAAATGATGGTTTACCGGTGCTCACCTCGCAACGATAGCGCCGAGCCATCATTTAGCGCACGAACGTAGGCCTGACATGCCTGCAGCGCGATCAGCCCCCGGTCGCCGGTATCGGTGATGGCGATAATTCGTTGAGCATGCGCTGGGTCAAGTCGGGCTCGTACGGCTGCATGATCCACGCCGCCGGCGCCGGCGGTGGCTGGCACCCCACAGCCTTTGGCAGCGTCGGTTGCGTCGAGGAGGACTGACAGCCGCAAATCAGAAGTGGCAAGGCGATCGCGCAGGCGATCCTGGTTCTTTTGAGCATCGGTCATTTTCTCGAAGTGGGTTTGTTCGCTGGCCGCCAGCCGCTGCTCGAGCGCCAGACGCTTGTCCTGCTCGGCCTCCTGCGCGGTCGCCGCGGCCTGGGTCAGTTGATTGAGAGTGTCGGCGTGCAGTCGCGCCTGCTCGGCCAACTGCTTCCCGTAGCGCCAGTCCTGCAACTGCCAGGCGCTACCGGCGCCGATCAGCACCAGCACCACCGCGCCAACCGCTTTCCACAGAACGACCATCACGGAACATCCTTGAAGAAGACGTGCCCGCCCAACTTGAGCGTCTGCGTGGCCTTCCCGGCCCATGCGGGCGCCTTGATGCTGGTGGCGTAGTAGTGCGTGGCCCCGCCGGTGGGATCTGGCACCTTGCCGTCGATCACCTGGTCAGCAGCGATTCGGCATTGCGCCAGCTCGCGGAACGGGATCTGCTTCACGCCGATCAGGAACTGATAGTTCGGGTCGGTCTTGTTCCAGCAGCTGAACTGATACGGCTTCTGGCAAACACCGACGTAACCCTCGCCCCACCACGAATTGGTCTTTCCATCGAACACTCGATTGCGGATGGCCCAAGCCACGGCGATCTGGCCGGCCGTGCCTTCGCCGCGCGCCTCTCCCCACAGCGTACGTGCGAGGACGTCGCGGTCTTTCTCGGTTGCAGTCATCACTTTCTCCAGGCAATAAAAAACCGCCTCGCGGGCGGTGTTGGTGGACATTCAGGTCAGGCGGGCGGATTTGGCCAAGTCACCTCGGTAGGCCAGCCGGGCTGCTTATCTATGCGGCTGAGCTCGACCACGTACCTGTTCCACTCATTTAGCTGTGCGGCTTCGGTCTCTTCGGCAATGTCCAGATCGACGGCGTACTGCAGCGGTGCGATGGCGGCCAGCGCTTCGCTTCTGAGCTCAGCCCGCACCTGGTACTGACCCTCGGCAGTGATTACGGGCGGCGCTCCTGTTTCTACCCAGTCGCCGGCGGTCCACTCGCCATTGCTATCCCGCACGCCCCTTTGATACTGGGCCTTGAAAAAACCATCGCCGACGAGCGCCCGCGTCCAGTTCTCCGGCAGCACCGTTTTGCGGCGAATAACTGCGACGGACTCGCCATCGATCACCTCAACTTCTGGCGTGTCGACGAGATAAATCGATGCTGTACCAACGATCACATCGCCGATGTAGAAGCCGGTAGCGTCAAGCTGATTGATTTTGATCATGAGAGAGGAATCCAAAAGCTGCCGGCAATTGAACCGGCAATATTGCTGGTAGTGACACTCCCGTCCGCCGCGAGAAAGATGCTCGGCGAAGCCTGGCCACTCACAGGGATCGATCTGACCGGCACCACCACGGGGGCTGCCGGCCTGTACCCGACTGGCATGGTCCAAAGCAGTGTTCCGTTGGCCGTGGTGCCGCCGCTGATGTAGAACTGGCACTCAATGTGCCCCAGCACAATCCTGTAGACCGCCCGGTAACCAGCCACCACCGACCAGCCATTCTGCAAGGTGGCAGGAATCCATGGCGTAGTTCCCACGGTGTACTCCGTGTAGAGCTGGCCAAGGTCCGTTGAATCGACGGCCGCCCGCAGAAATCCTCCCGTGGTCCAGCCAATCTTCACCTGATTACCAGTCTGACCCGGGCCGGTGCCCATCTGCACCGGGGCGTACCCAGCGTTTGCCAGGGTGACGAGGTTCGCAACCGAGGAGGCGCCGGCCAGATCGGTCAATTTGACGGAGAGAGGCTGCTTGCTGGGAATGGACGCGATCAAGTCGCCGAAGTTATTCACCAGCGCCCTGAGTGCATCCGCCGAATCCTTCACGTAGCCCTGCATCGGTGCGAGGGCGTAACTGCCGCCGCCGGCGGTCGCGCCCTTGTAAGGCGGTGAAATGGACAGCGCTGTATCGCTGGCAATGTTGATGACCTCATACCAGCCACCGTCCGGACCTCGGAAGGCATCGCCAACTCGGGAATTTGAGATGAAAGCAGTTCCCGCGCCGATCACTGCATTGGAATTTTGGACGACAGAAACCGTCCCGGTTTTGTACCAGGGCATAATTGCATCCTATAAGATTAGTTAAACAGCGATTTTTGCAAATACGGCGGGCAAATAAAACGCGTATGGATTCGCATAAGCAATTGTGACGGCATAAAGCTTGTTCGCCGAAAAATCCCACCAATTATACAGAGCTCTGGATACAGGGCCGCCGGAGCACATGTTCATTCCGAAATTATTAATCAATAAATACTCACCAGCGGGAAAGTTAAAATCCACTGAATAGAAGTTTCGGTACTCACCTTGCGGACCGAGTTCATAAAACAAGTACGTCCAGTTTTGAAATGATCGTGTGAATGAGGCACACACCGTGCCGCTGTCGAAAAGTACCTGCGCATTGCTGTCCCACAAACGCATGCCGTAGCTCGCGACTGACTGACCGCCAAAAGAGCCAACAAAATACTTGCCATTCGGTGGAAAACCGATGGTGTTGTAGGTGCTGACATAGAATCCTGTCCAATTGCCCGGGCCGCCTATGACTCGCATTCCACCAAGTTGGGCGACCCCCGTAACAGTATCGGGCCTGACAAATACCAATGGTGGATTCTGGGAAGTGACCACTCGCGCGAATGTAACAAGTGCGCCATAACCATTAGTTACGTTTGGGGAGTACCTCCCGTTTTCGATGACACAAAGCCTGGCAAACTCCGAATCTACGACAACAGAATTACTGTTATTTACGAACTGAAGTCCGTATTGCATCAATTAAACCTCATCACAATAAGCAGCATTGTTCCCGTCGCAACAGTGCTAGACGCAAAACCGCGTGTGTGGTTGTAGACGCGCGCGACTCCATCAAGCATTTCAGTCTCAAACTGCTTTTGGTTGGCGTCGTATTCTCCAAGCGGAATCACGATTGCTGCTCCATTTGCCGGCCCCACCCCGGGTACTGGGAAATCCTGACTACTCTTCGCGTTAACGAACGTTACGGGCGTGGACAGGATCACCCTTACCGTGAACGAGTTCTCGTCCAGCTGGAGCGCCCCATCGGCACCCCAAACACGCATTCCATAAGCCATGGCTACCCCAAATATCCAAGACGGACGCGCAACACGTTGTTGGCGTCATAAACCGAAACGTTCAGCGAGTTGATCACCAGCCGACCCTGGCCGGGCACGATGCCGTTGATCTCCAGCGTTCCGTCTTTATTGAGAATCCAGCCCTGTTGGCCGGCGATGTAGTTGGTAGAGCTGATGTAATTGCCAATTTTGGCGTTGGTGATTGTGCCGTCGAGAATGAACGCAGAACGGAGAAAAGCTTGCCCGTTCTGAACCGCAAACGGGACGGAAAGGTTTCCGTCGATTCCATTTACGACTGCGAAACGATCAGCGCTCACCAAGAACTGGCTTTGCAGTCCGGCCCCCGTGTTCTCAATGCCCAGGCCAACACCGGCGGCGACGTATTGCCCCTGTGCGTTAACCTGCATCTTCACCGACCACATCGTGGTCAGCTTCCCTGCCGTGTCCGCATAGGCGGCCGAGGTTTGCTGAATCTGGGCGGTGTTTTGCCCAACGGAGGCTGTTAGCTGATCGATCTTCGTCGACGTGGCCGAGTTGGTGGTGGTGACCACCCGATCAAGCTCAGTGATGGTCGCCTCGTTCCGCCCTACTCGTGCATCCAGCGTTACCTGCCGTTGAGCCATCGCTTCGCCTTCGGACGCCCGCACCTTGCTTTCCGTAGCGATCGCAGCGGTGCTATTCCAACCCTTCAGAGCATCAGCAAGGTCGCCTTCCCCGTTGTCGTCTCGCGACGATGCCCGTAGCGCCTCGAATGAGGTTGCTGTCGCCGTAACGACGCCGTCGAGTTCGGTGATATCGACGGTATTGGTCGCCACCTGCTGGGCAAGGCCGTTTGCCGTTTTCACGGTCTGGCCAACATCGAGCCAGTAGGCAAGATTCGGCGGTGGCGTCTCTTTTGGTACCGGGCCAGTAGCCTGATAGATCCGCTTGCCGACGACTACAAGGTCGTATTCCGCGTAGGTGTCGTCCGGGTTGTAAGTCTTCAGGCCGTCCAGCGCATCGATTTGCGCCTGCAGACCTGGGATCTTTTCGATTTCCTTGAGCAGATCCTGACCAAGTTCTGTCTCGGTGATTTTGCCGGCGATCATTTCCAGAATGTCCCCAGCGTTCGAGCTGGACTGACCTTGAACGCCCAATCCGATCGGGCACCACGGCCCGATGTTGCCGATCCTGTCGACGATCCGACCCCAGAAGTAGAACGTCACGCCAGCGGCGAGGCCGAGCATTGAAAAATCGCTTTGTGGATAGGCCAGGTCGGTCAGCTTGGATGCAGCCTCGAGGCTGGTGGTCGGGCCATACCAGATTTCAGTCCGCTGGCTGTCCTCAGCGCCAGCAGGAAAACCCCACTTCAGGTAGATGCCGAACAGCAGCGGCGTGGCCGTCAGGTAGCTGAGCGCCGGCGGCAGCCCTTCCTTCCCTTTCAGGTTGGTGAGGATCGAGTTACGCCATTGAGACGAGATGTCGAACGCACTTACCGCACGCACCCGCGCCACGTAGGCACCGGCATAGATGCCGACCACGTCCACGTTGGTCATGCCGGTGCGCTGCACCTTGATCCAGTTGCCGCTGTCCTTGCGCCATTCCACGTCATAGCCCACAGCGCCATCCACCGCGGGCCAGCTGATGGTCATGGTAGCCACGGCCAGCCCCTGCACTACCGACGACGTTGATGTGAGCGACACGCTCGCCGGCGCCGGAACGACGGTGATCGGGATAACGCTGATCGGCCGATCTTCCAGGCGCGCGCCGGTGTCGATGTGCGCGAACTTACTCGGCTCGAACTGCAGCGCGCTGATCTCGAAGTCGCCTTCGGTCGTGCGCTTGGTGCGCAGCACGCGGTAAAGCGGGATCGCCAAATCATCGGCGTCGAGCGCCCATTGCAGTTGCGCGACTGGTGGCTCGCTATATGCGACAGTCACCGTCAAGGCGCGACCATTGACGCTCTGCACGGTACGCCCTTCGGCGCGGCCACCCGGTAGGTTGATGATCAACCGATCACCGGCTTTGGCCTGGGTATCGCGATCAAGCGTGACCACGCGGCCAGCCGCTGACGAGATCCGCCCGCCGACTTCTCGGCCCGCCAGCAACGAGTCAGCCACCGGGATAATGTGGCCAGGCAGCGGAATCACGCCCTCCATACCAGTCTTGAACGACACGGTGCGGTCTTGGTTGTTGCTCAAGATCGCCCACTTGCCGCGGCGCTGGGCCTCGGAGGCGCGGGTGCAGCCAATGGCGCTCAGCTCGGTCGGCCGGTCGCCATACCGGCGCTGCAGATCCAGATCCGCGAATGGGATGACGTCGGTGTCGTAGTTGTTCGCCGGGTTGTCGTAACTGACCAGAGCCCGGGTGTACCGGGTCTTCGCCGAGGCGCTGCCATACGAGAATTTGCCGTCGATCACGTTGGCCCGGGTGAAGACGTAGTCGAAGTCCTGCGCACGCGGCATATCCGCCTGCATCACCAGTTGGCCTTGCGCCCAGTACGTCATGCCCCGGTAAATCGCCGAGATATCGCGAAGCAGCGACCAGGCGTCAGCCTTGCCCTGCAGGTTCATGTCGCAGAGGAAGCGCGGTTCCTGACCGCCGAGGCCGTTCGGCACCAGTTGGTCGCAATACTGGGCAATGCGGTACAGCTCCCACTTGTCGACCATGAACGGCTTGATACGCTTGCCCAGGCCGAAACGGTCTTCGGTGCAAATGCCGTAGGTGATCCACGCCGGGTTGTTGGTCCATGCCGACTTCATCGAGCCGTCCCACGTCCCGGTGTAGGTGCGCTGAATCGGGTCGTAGTTGCTAGGCACCATCCACCGCCGGGCCTTGCACTTCACGGTCACCGCCGGAATGTTGGTGAACTGCTCGGCGTCGAACTCGATGTACAGCAGCGCGGTGTTCGGATAGCGCAGCTTGGCGTCGATCACTTCGGTGTAACCGGCCACCAGCATGGTGTCGGCGACCTTGTTGCTGTTCTGGTTCGGCGTCAGGCGGCGCACACGGATCTGCCAGCCCGTGGTGGCGGTCGGCAGATCGATGCGGCGCGAGCGCTCGTAGCGTGTGGTGGTCTTGCCGTCGATAGCGTCCACCAGCACCTGCTGATACGCGCCGCCGTCGGTGGCCACATCGATGGCGTACTCGATCCGGTAGCCGCCGACATTGCCTTCATCGTCCGACCGTTGCAGCGCCGGCCACGCCAGGCGCATGCGCACCGCCGACAACTGGGTGTTGCTGATCGAGCGCACCCACGGCGCATCACTGCGCAACTCGATGTTCAGCGAGGTTTCATTCTCCACGGACGGGATGCCGGGGATATAGGTCTGATCCACTGAGCCCGGGCGCCAGTCCCACTTCACGTTCGGGAAGTTGTAGTTGCCGCTGGCATCGCGGATCGGCGTGTTGTCCAGGTAGATGTCGTAATCGGTCGGGACGCTGTCGAACTCTCCCTCGCCCACGGCGATCAGCAATTTCGCTAGGTTGGTCGAGCGCAGGCTGTCGCTGGCTTCGACCGGCGACTTCGGCTTACTGCTGCCGCCCTTCTCGCCGTAGATCTCGATCTGTTGCGCTGCGCCCATGCTTTCCTCCAGGCATAAAAAAACCGCCTCGCGGGCGGTTGGTGTGTTGCTGTCCTGCTTACACTTTGTCTTCAGCCAGGATCGAGGCCGAGATGATCATTCCACCCCACCGGCGCTCTCCGATGCAGATCGGTACCGGGTTGCCGCTGGCCGTCGTGTTCTTGGCACTGCCGAACGCGTAGGACGGTGAGTTTTCGGGGGATGCGCTTTGCGAGAGCCCCTTTGCCTGCGGACTGAGCATTTGGATCACACCGCCTGCGGTCGAGGCGATACCGCCTGCGATCAATGCCGCACCTTGAGCCGTGGTAGACCCGTAGGCGAAAAAACCAACGGCGATTAGGACGATTCCCAAAACGGTCTGCATCAACCCGGCGCGCTTGCTTCCCGAGACGACTGGGACGATTCGGACCTCACGAGTGCCACCCAGATCAAAACCCTCTACCGCTTCGTTCTTCCGATTGCGAAATATGGCGAATCGCATCCCCAGCCGATCAAGACGCCGGATCTCATCCTCAAAACCCTCCAGCGTCACCTTCAACGCCTTCAAAGCCTCCCAAATACGCTTACTGTCCACTTGACGACGATGGACTCGCCCAAACTTCTTGGCCAATGAGCCAGATAGAAGGATCGTGGTCATTGGATTGTAAGCAGCTGCAACGTCGGCCATGCTCTTCTCCGAGCGCAAAAAAGCCCGCTGATGCGGGCTTTAGAATGCATTTAAATTGCCGTGGGTGAAATGTCGAAATTGTCGCCCGACAGTGTGATTCGACGCCTGACCGTCTCACCGGTTTTTACATCAACCTCGCGCTCAACCAAGCCCCAGCCACCACATGCGGCGCTCGGCTTGATTCCAAGGATATGTTTTCCGGCCTTTACTCCAAACCGAGCCACCTCGCCTGAGGCGAATTCGGCTGCCAGGGTTCCATCAATGTACAGCCGGTAATTGCAGCCGGATCCATATAGGCCGCTGTCACGCGTAACAACAAGCAGGGATTCAGACTTCCCACTGAAGGCGAAAAGCCGATTTCTCGGCACTGGATCAGCCTTGTCGGCCGGAACTGGCGAAGTCGCACACCCAGCCAACAGCGCTACCGCCAACGCTCCTACGATCAATTTCATGCGGGTCACTCCTGTGGAAATGGCCCACGATATCACCGTGCGTCCTTGTGGCGCAGCACCAGGCGAGTGCGGTCGAGCCACGGGCCACCGAAAACGATGACCTCCGATGGCCTGCCGTACAAATGGTGCAGCAGGAACGGGCCAAGACCGAAGGTCGCGGCATCCTCGCCCGGCAGCGCCGGATCGACGCCGAGGAAGATTCCGGCGTGGTTCGGATAAACCGTCCGCCCCACCTCCATCACGATCATGTCGCCGCGCTGCGGCTGGTCGACCCGATAGAAGCCGGCGGTTTCGTAGTTCGCCTCGTACAAGCTGGCGTTGTCCTTACTCTCCCACCAGCCATCGGCGCGCTTGAAGGTCTCGAACTCCAGCCCCCATTCGCGCTTGTACCAATCCGCACAGACCTGCCAGCAGTCCCAAGCGCCGTGGACGAAAGGCCGCTTCAGTAGCGGCACCTCGCCGGAAGGGATGACCGTGCGCAGATCGCCTTCGGGCCAGCTCAGGATGTGCCAGGGCAAAGCCGTCGCTTCACACATTGCCATGTCGCGCGGCGAAGGCCTGCTGGTGGCGTCCGGATGCGAATGAACTACACCAATCACCTCGCCGACGTCCTCGGCCGCTGCGTACTCCTCCGGGTCAATTCGAAACCCCTCGTTCGGCTCGGTCGAGACGTTGCGGCACGGGTAATACTGGTGTTTGCGGCCCACGGCCAGCAGCAGCCCGCAGCACTCTTTCGGGTACTCGGCCGCCGCGTGAGCCTGGATCGCGCTCAGGATGTACTTGCGCATGGTCAGCTCCGGGCAATGAGAGAAACTGCGGGAAATCCACCGAACGGATATGGGTTGCCCTCGCCGAAGCGCGGGATGCAGCCCCTGCCCAGTGTTGCGTCGCACTCGTCCAATTCCGGGTTGTCGGTAATGACGCCGTCCTTGGTCACGTATGGCCCTGTGTAGCCGCAGTTCGGCCCGCGGTAGCCGCCGGTGAGACACCAGTGGCACAGCGTCGTAGCCTGCCGGCCGATGGACTCGTTACCGACATCGCCCGGGCTCGCAAGCTCCCAACTGACGTTCTCCCCGTCCTCGTTCGTCTTCTGGTCGATGTACCAGGCCTCGATCGTCTCTTGGGTTGGATCTGCCGTCGGATTGCCGGCCGGGAAGTTCGCCGCGTCGAGATACGTGCCCAGCGTGTGACGCATGGTTAACTTGAACTCAAGCAGATCCTCGAACGCCAGACAGAGCGCGGTTATGCGCCCGTTGACGTTACCGACCGACAGAGTGGGCCGAACCGCAGTACCGTCGCCGTTCGCCTCGATGCCATCGATCTGCATCGGCCAGGCGCTGTACTCGTTGCCCTGCCAGTAGATGGCCTTCGCCGGCAGTTGGTCGGCATTGTCGCCGGCGGCGATCAGCTCGGCCGCCGTATGCGGAATCGCGTGCCCGTGGAAGCGCAGAACGTCCGCGCCGTAGTCCGTGCCGTCCAATTCAAAGAGCAGCACTTCGCTGCCAGGCTCAAGCACCTGGATGTCACTGATCAGCGGCATGAGTGCCCCTTATGGTTGGAATGCCCGCTCGAACGTGGCGGTGAGTTTGAAGACCCCGCCGCCCATTGGCGTGGGAGCGGGATTTTTGCAAGTGAACAGCCCGAGTTCGCCGAGCGGCGTTGTCCAGAGAAACGCTTTAGCGCCGGCGTGCCGGTCGAGGAACTTCATGATCCCCAGCACCGTGGCCTTTTGGCCGACGCAGGTAACCGGGTAGGAGTCCTCTTTGTTGTTCGGGCCGTCGCCGACGTTCTGCGCGTAGCCGTTGCCGAATTTCGAGGTGCGCACCCGATAGGTGATATCGGGAGTTTCCCCGCGCTCGGTTGGCCAAGTGAATTTCTCGATGGCCATCAGGCCCTCCCATTTGCATTTCGGAAGCTGGTACCCCCCGCACGCCACGAATCAGCGACGGCTTTCTCGGCCACGGCCTGCATTTGCGATTGCAGGTTTCTCGACAGTGCCTGCTGGTCAATCTGCATCCCTTCGGAGCCTCGATCCTGCGTAACCACAGTTACCGGCGCGCTGATGCTGATTGCAGTACCGGAGCCACCGCCGGCGGCGAGAACACCCAGCTTGCCGCTGGAAGTCCGGGTCAGCGGCATGATCGCCTCCGGCCCCGCCTCCCCCATGACTCCCGCCCGGCCACCGGCCATCCCAAAGGCGGTTGGCGTACTGACGATGCTGTTGGTGAAGGCACCGCCGTTGGCGAACATCTGCACGCCCGACGACCAGGCACCACCCAGCGCCTGCGGGAAGTAGTTGCTGGAATAACCAGCCGAGGACGCGCCGAGATTCGAAGACGTTGCACCAGCAGATCCAGCCGCCAGCCCGTTGCCGCCACCACCGCCAGTGAAATAACTGGTGGCAGCACCGACGAGGCTGCTCAGCAACGCCGAGCTGGCTTGACGTGTCGCGATCCGCGCCATATCCGCCAGAATCGACTTGGTGAAGTCAGCAAACGACAGCTTTCCGGTCATCGCAAAGTTGACGACCGCGTCTTCCATCGAGCTGAAGGCGTTCCCGAACAGGGTTTTCGTCTGGCCGGCAATGTTGCTCGCCGAGTCCAGGTAGTTTGCCCAGGCTGATGTCGCGCCTTTAGTCCAATCACCCTGCGCTGCCTCCACATCCGCGTAGTTCTGGCGGATTTGGTCGGTGGCCGCCTTGTTCGCGTCGGCGAGCGCCTGCGACTTACGGGCGAACTCCTCCTCCGACATATTCCGCGATGGATCTGACTTCTGATTCGCGAGTTCCAGCGCTTGTTGTGCGAACCGATCTTGCTGGCTGTTCAGCTCATTATTGAGTGCGTTCTGGCGATCGCCCTGTCCTACGCCGAGAACGGCGCGCTGTCCTGCCAGCTCCAGCGCTCGCTGCTGTTGAGCCAGTGCCTGAACGTAGGTCGTGATCGACCGCTCTTGTCGAGCAAGGCGACCGGTCTCGTTCGTGGCCAGAACCTCAAGCTGGCTGTCCGCCTCTTTCTGCGCCTTGACCATCCCGGCTCGCGCATCAGCGATCTTCTGGTCGAGTTGGATGCTTTGCGCAGCAGAAGTGGTCTTTTTCGCCTTCGCGGCTTCCAGTGAGGCGATCTCCGCCTCGTAGGCCGCAGTCACCTCGTCGCGCTCGTTGCCGATCAGCGCTTCGCGTTTCAGGGCATAGTCGGCCTGGGAAACGAGCCCAGCCTTCTGCGCCGCGTCCAGCTCCTTCTGGGCGTTTTTGTACTCTTCGCTGATGGCTGTCAGGTTGTTCTTGGCATTGTTGAAGCTGGTCAAATCGACCTGAGTTCCGGCAGCCTTAGGATCCTTGAATTGGTCGTTGATGTTCGCCAGGTTCTTGTCGATCGCAGCCTGATTCAGGCGAGGGTCGTTGGGCGCGACCTTGCGGATATCTTCGAGCTGCCGCTTGTACTCCTTGATCGCCTCGGTGCGCTTCTGCTCGTTCGTCCACGTCGACTTTGTCAGGACGTCGATCTTCGCCATCGACGAAACGGCGTCGCCTTGGGCCTTCGCCTGATCTCCCTGCCACTTGGCGATGTCGGCTTCCGCTGCCTTCTGATCCTCCAGCATGTTGAGACGATTCTGGTAGAGATCAATCATCTCCTGCTTGTTCTGGAACAGACCAACATTACCAGACTGGGCCGATTCCAGATTGCGCCGAGCCTGCTCGATATCGGCGTTGATATCCGGCCGGCCAAGGTTCTTCAAGTTGTCCGCAGCACGCGCAACGGCGTTGTAACCTTTCTCCCAGAAACTCAGGTTCTCCAGAATTCGCGGGGTTCGCTCGTTGATCGCGTCGGCATACTGCTCGGTCGCCAGTTTTACGGCGCCGGCGTGGTCGCCCTGCTTCTCCAGCGCGGCGATCTGCGAGTAAACCGACGCGGTCAGGTAGTGGTATTGCTCATTCAGCGCGGCGGATGCCTTGACCGGGTCGTCGGCGAGCTTGGCGAACTCGGCTACGGTCTCGCTTACGGCCTTGCCAGTTGCCTCCTGCATCGACACGGCAGCCTGGGTGATTCCGGTGAAGCTTTCGCCGGCGATATTGCCGTTGTCGGCCAGCAGAGCGAGCACGGCTGCGGCTTGGCCAGTGGTGCCAACGGTTGCGCTGACCTGGCGGGCCATGTCGCCCAATTGCCCGGCGCTCACACCGGCGTAGTTGCCGGTCAGGATCAGCGCTTTGTTGTAGCTGTCCTGTTCCTCGCTCCCCTTGTAGAAAGCATACGCCAGACCACCTACGGCGGCGGTGGCAAGCGCGAGCGGGCCGAGAATGGCGAGCAGTCCAGCCGCGCCCGCGCCTGCACCAGCCCCCAATTGCGCAACCGCGCGTACACCGCTGCCCCAGTCTCCCGAGGACAGCGCATTCCCCAGCTGAACGACGTTTTCCTGTGCTTGGCGGGTGCCGAGGCGCAACTTGTCGAAGCCGGTGGTGGTTTTGTTGAGCTTGTCGTAATCCTTGTCGATCTTGCCCAGGGCGGTGTTGTACTCGTCCTGGCTGATCCGGCCGGCATCCAAGTGTTTGCCCAGTTGCCCGACCTGAGTATCCAGCTTCGCCAGTGCAGCGCGGGCCGGGTCAATGGCGCCCAGCAGACTATTCAGGGCCTTCTGCTCATCCATCGTCGACTTGGCCAGCGCCACCTGCTGCTTGTCGAGCTGCGCAGAAATCTTGGCGGCCTCAGCCTCGCCATAGGCGCCGGTCTTGGTCAGCTTCGCCAATGCTTCCCGCTGTTTTGCGAGATCCTGCGTGGTCTTGGCGTTGGTAGATAGCGATTTCTCCAGCGCCTGCATTTCGTTCATCAACGAAACGGCGGACTGCTCGGCGCGGCCGCCGGCCTTCGCCATTTCATCCAGGCTGGTTTTGGCCTGAATAGCGTCGGCCGAGTCGATCTTGACGCCGAGTTCTGCAATGTTCATCGACTCACCTTGAATAGATGCCCGCGTTTACGGGCTGTTTTCCCTTTCCTCTGCCATGACGCGCAGGGCTTCGCCTTCCAGCACCTGAAGGTCTGGGAAGATTTCAGCGAGTTTCTTTTTCTTGATGCCGAGGAAACCGGCCACGTCGCGGATGCTGCTGTAGTCGAGACCAATTGCGCCGCCGGCGCCGACACGCCACTGAGTGGACATCCTGTTGAACAGGAGGAAAGCTGGCCAAAGGCACGGCCAAACTTCGAATTCCTCTTCGATGTCGTCAGCGTCCAACCCGAACGCGGCAAGTTGCTCCGCATTCGGAGGAGGCTCATACATGGCGCGGGCGGCGCGAATCAGTTTCCCGTACGGGCCTTGGCGTAGGCCGCTTGGTAGGCATTTACCACGGCCTCGGTTGCACCGTGGCAAGACGTCACCAGCGCCTTGATGCCCTCGTCGTCGAACTTGTCATCGAACTCCCAGCCAACAACCAGATCCTTGATCTGCTGCACTTGGTTTTCGGTGTCGACCGCAACGATCTGCGACATCGTAGGCTTGTCGCCGAACTGCTCAAGAGCTTCCTTGTGCCGTAGGTTCCACCCATCAAACAGCGCCGCCAGCTCAATCCGGTCCCGATACTTGAAAATGAATTCCACCTTCACCGGATCCTGGCCAACTACCGGGACCATCACCGCACCGGTGAATGTTGGCGCTTGCGCAATCTTGAACTTCGCCATAATCAGGCCCCGCCGCCAGCAGCAACCGGCGCACGATACGCGGTGATTTCAGCGTTGATGGTGAAGCCAAAGGAAACGGCCGCACCTTCGTTGCGCACCAGCGTTGGGGTCTTGTTGAAGGATGCATAGCCTGCGTAGTAGATCGTCTTGCCGTTGGGCAGCGACATACGCAAGATGCGCACTTCCTTCTCTCGATCAGCCTTATCCAGCTCTTCGTACCAGGCCAGGCTGTCATCGTCAGCCAGCTGGAAAGCGAACGCCTGCGCGTTTTTGGTGGTAGGGATTTGTTTGTCGCGGCGCGCTTCGAGTGGTGCGTAAGTCCAGTATTGCTGCTCACCGCCGGACATGGAGTTGCCGATCACCTGGTTGACCGCTACCCAACCGGACACTTTCTTCGCGGTACCGCCGCTGATGCCATCGGGAAAGAAAGCGACGTTGGACGTGTCGATGCCTTCCAGGGTGAATGCCCCCGCCGCTGCGTTGGATACACGAACGGCGCGCTCGTTGATGTCCTCCCAACCGGAGGTGATCAGAAGGATGTCGCCATTGGCAAAGCCGTTTGCGGCACTGGTAGCGACACCCGGATGCGCGTTGCTGATCGCAGAAATCATTTTCGCGGCGGCGAATCCGCTGGAAATGGAAAGCGTCGCCCCGTTGGGGAAATAAACAGACATGGGTTTTCCTCTTTGCAGAAATGACGAAACCCGCTCAGAGGCGAGTTCAGGATTTGCCCAACGGGCGGGTTATGGCGTGGTGTCGGACCGGTATGAGAACGACAGCGGGACGGTGTAGGTTGAGTCGCCAGTGATGCCTGGGCCGACGTCTACAGGTGTCATGGGCGTAACTACGAAACCATTCTTCACCTCGCGCGCATAAAGCGGAAATAACTCGATGATTTCGGCAGCGATGGGGTTGGTTTTTGCTTTACCGGTGCCGGCCGGGCAAATAATGCTGACCTGGAATACGCCGGTATACAGCCGGTGGTCTCCGCCGAGCGTGTTGCTGGCCGTGTCGCCCGGGATAGTGAACGCCCGCAGGTAAGTCTCGCCGGCCGCCGGCGTATAGGCCATGTTCTCAAAAACGATTTTCAGCTTCTCCGGCCTAGCAGCGTTCCAGGCGATCAGCTTTGCCTCGTAGATCGAAGCGATGATGGCATGACTCATACCTGGTTGTTCCTGATGGCCTCCAACACGATTTGCTGGAAGCGAGCCACGGTTACCCGAACCATTCCGCCGGGGGCCTGGGTCGAATGGCCGAACTCCAGCGGAATCGCATAGGGCAAGTTGTTGATGATGTAAGCCATCTGGCCAGCGGTGAAGTCACTCATTGCGGCGACCAGCGCGGCAGTGGTTTCGGCGCCGCTTGGGTCCACCTCGTCAAAGGTGACGCTTTCGACTACGCCGAGCGAGATGTGCCAGTTCGCACGGAACCGGCCACCGACGTAGCCTTCTGGCGCTTTGATGTCCATGCCGTCGTTGAGCTTGCGGCCTTTCTTGAGCCTGCCGCCCTTGGTCAGGTTGGCAGGGTCGCTGCGCAGCGCAGTGTTGTGTTCGTCGACAGCCTTGTTGTACTCGGTCGCCACTGCGTTCTGCGCCCAGATCTCCGGGTTACCCACGGGAGACATGCGGATCAGGCTGCTGCCGACCTCGATGATGATCTCGCGCACACTCGCGTCGATGGCTTCGCTGGTCTGGGCTGCAAACTCGGCAAGGCTCAGCGCAAAGCTACCGGACTGGCCGGCACCCGCCCGGCTCACGACCGCACCTGCAACTCATAGAGGATCGGCGTCCCGGCGGGATTCACCTCTTTCAACGGCGGCACGATGGACCAGGTGCGCCCCTGAATGATCACTTTGTCCAGCAGACCCGGAAGCCATTCCAGCCCCTGCGCGGCGATCTTCAGTTTCTTGTCGCCCTGCTTGATGAGGCTGTTGTTCTGGAATTCCTGACCGGTGAAGTCGAGAAGGATGCCTTGGGCGGTCTGCTCCACGGGCACGCTTGGAGCTTCGCCGCCGATATCTGGATCGTATTCGCCCGGCACCGTCTTACTGATGGTCACGGGCTGGCCGAACTCTGTGATCATCTCCAGAGCCATCAGGGCCATTTCGTCATAGAAGGCCATGTTGGCTCCGTTTCAGCTATGCGCGCACGGCGAACAGACCGCGCTTCTGTAAGTAGTCAGCAAACTGCGTAGCGCTTGGCCGGTCCGGCGCCGCTGGCAACAGTCGGCCGCTGGTGTTCGGGATCGTCGCGTACTCGCGAGTTACCGCGCCCTCGACACGCTCCAGCGTTACCGCTCCTTTGCGCTTCTCGATCGGGTCGACGTCGTCGGTGTGGATCTCGGCGGCCAGCGCCATCTGGCCGTACTGGATCCGCGCTGGCAGGTACTTGTCGGGCTTGATCTCGTGATCCAACTCGACACCGCGGCGCGGCCAGGCCAGAGCCTGCTCGCTGTTGGACTTTCGCCCTTTCCACGTCATGCCGTCCATTGCCAGCGCGGCCCGGCGCAGTAGCGCTTCTTGCGCTGGAACCTCCGCCGGGATGGTCACACCGAACTTCACGGCGTACATGTCCAGATCTTCGGCAGATGCGTAGCTTTCGGCGTCAGGCTTGCCGGTACCGTCCTCGATGATGAGAGTCATGAATCAGCTCGCTGTGGTTTTCTGGATCGGGTACCGCGTTGCCGGGCACCCGGGTTATTACGCCTGCTGCAGTTCAGCAACTGCCTTTTCCAGCGATTCTACCGAAGCATTCGCCCGATACGTCACGTTGGCGGCGTCTAGCTGCGCCCTGAGGTTCGCGATCTTCTCGGCATTGTCGACCGGCTCCGCTGCCGCCTTGAGGTGTTCGACTTCAGCGCGGAGAGATTCAACCTCGCCCGCCAAGTTGTCACGTTCACCCGTGAGCGCTTCGAAACCTTCATGAATGGCTTTCAGTGCACCGAACAGGCGGATGGGCAGTTCGCCGGCGCCAGGGTGTTCCAGATCGGACAGGCCTTCAGCGGCGTCGACTAACAACGCGATGCCGTCACGCTCCGCATTCAACTTGTCGATCAGCTCCTGCAGCGCAGCGTGATCACCACTATCGGCGATCAGCAACACCGGCGCCGGCTCGACCTGCCGCACCGTCACCTCCGGCACATCATCAGCCTCACCCTCGCGACTTTCGGTGATGCTCGCGTCGATGATGCGCAGGCCGTGTTCCTTCGCCAGCGCCTTCACGTCTTCCCGGTACTGGTGAAACGGTCCGGGCAGATACCAGATTTTGTTGCTCATGATTGCATCTCCGCCAAGCCGGGCACACGTCCCGGCCTGGACATCACGGGGTTACTTGGAGGCGTCACCGATCAGAGCGACACCGGCGGTGTGCTTGATGCTGGTAGCGGTCTTGTCCCAGTTGGTGCCGGTCGCCAGCTCAGCGTCGGTTGGAGACTTGCCGCCGGTGGTGGTATCCCAGGTGTAGCCCTTCAGCCCCAGGCCGAAGGTATAGTCGGTCTGAAGCGTGGTTTCGATGCGCTCCTTGCCGTTGGTGGTCTGGACGTTGCTGATGATGTCGCGACCGTCATGCACCAACGCAGCACCCTGCACCAGAGACAGGATGATTTCTTTGTTCGGAGTGCCGGCCTGCATCAGCGCCGGAGCATCCGTCACAACGGAGATCTTGCCAAGGATGTCCACCACTCGAACGTTGCCTGCCTGGAACAGCTGCTGCTGATTCGCCAGGTTCTGGCCGACCAACTTGTGGTAGCTGGTGCCCTGCATCACTTGCGTAACCAAGTTCTGACTGGCGTCGCCGAACTTCGCATGCGCGTTGTTCAGGCCGGCGTAGCTGATACCTGCGGCAGCCGACACATCGTTGACTGCTGCCGCTTGGGCGGTAATCGCTGCCACCAGCGCCGCGATTGCAGTGTTCAACTGATCCTTCAGCAGGATTTCAGCGAACGCGCGGCTCGCGACTTCGATACCTTGCGCGGTCGGGCGCTCCAGCCAGGTCATCTGCGATGGCTCATAGCGGATCGGGCCGAAGCCGCCGGCGACCTTCACCGAAGTGTTTTTCAGTTCGGTCAGGTCGGTTGCAGCAACGGCGGCGTTGGCGCTGTAGCGGTCCACGCGGCGCTGAGCAGCAGCCAGGGTCTGGAAAAACGACTCTTGGAGGAAGTCGCCAGTGAAGCCGTCCGGGGACAGCACGATAGCGCCGCGACTCGCAGCGTTGAAAGCGGCCAGGTACTGATCCAGCGTCTCGAGAGTCGCAGGCATGATGTACTGGTTGAAGACCTGCATTTGCGACAGGGACATGAGTTATTTCCTTACGATTGAGGGAGATCTGGGAACCGGCTTGCGATCGCAGCCGTACGTTCCTCTTTGGTACCGCCGATTTTTCCTTTCGGGGCCCCGCCCCCACCACCTGCACCGCCGGCCCCGCCGCCCGATGCTTTACTGCCCGCGATCAGCGGCGCGAACGCCGCGTCATTCGCGATTTCTGCTTTCAGCTCGTCCAGCGTTGCCGCCGAGAGCTTGCCCTGTGCGTCGAGGACGACCACAACAGGCTTCCCGTCGCGCTGCTCGACGCTCAGACGGCGCTCGATGTGCGGCAACAGGGCTTTGGCGCTGCCTTGAACAGCTAGGGCAGACGCGATATCAGTAGCGGTACGGCCGACAGTCAGATCCCGGATCTGCCCGCCAAGCGTTCCACGCTCCTGCTCCAGCATGCCGTTCAGCTCAGCTTCGCGGCGGTTGTATTTCTCAGACCAGGAACGCTCGAGTTCTTCGACGTTGCCGGACTTGCGAGCGAGTTCTTCCCGCTCCAAACGCGCAGTCTCTTCGGCTTCGCGCGCCTTCTTCTCGGCAGCTTTCTTCTCACCGAGCAGCTCATCAACCTTGGCCTTCAGGCCGGATACATCTTCTTGCTGCGGCAGACCTTCAATGCCGAGTACGAACTTGCCGTCCTTCTCGGTGTAAAGAGCGCGCACGGCTTCATCTACCCCTTCCAGGGTATCCAGTTGGAATTTCAGCATTGGTTGTCTCCCAGAGACGTAGGTGCAGGCCCTGCCTGCGGGCATAAAAAAACCCGGCAATGGCCGGGTTCTATGGGATTTCTGATGCTAAGTGTGGGTTTTAGTCAAAAAACGGAACCTCACAGGGTCCGCTCAATTCCGAAGCCAGTAGCGCTCTCATTGCAGCGACCAGTGGCTGGTGATGCTTGAATTGCTGGTTGTCTCCTACGCGTGAGGTCCAGTAACCATCAGAGCCTTTGACGATCGAAATACCGTACATAGTGATCAGAGGTCCTGCGTCAGCCCACGCTTGCGACGGTGTGTACTGGACCTCCGTTCCATCTTTGAATCTCTTCCTCATGTGATCTTGGATGGTATGCCCCACCTGAACCCATGATGCCGAGGCTCTGTCCACGTAGTGAAGAACAGCGTAATCAAGTCTCCAGCCGCTAAGCTCCTCCAGTTCAACTGCTCTGTACTCAGTCATTCGTCCCGCCCCAAAAAATTGTTGTGTAATCGGATAGATGGGGGGCGGATCATCGAAATCAAGACTCAGATACCTGCCCGTTCGAACGCGAGAGGCTCAAGAGCCTTCATCTGCAAGAGAGTCAGAGGTGAAAAATTACGATCAAGCTGCAGCTCGGCGAACCGCTCGACGCTTAGCCCGCCTTCGCGAAACAGCTTCGCGCGAACGGGCCCAATGGCCTTGTCCTGAAAAGCCGCCGGCTGCTGCTTGAGCCAATCGTAGTAGCTGAGGTCTGCCCTCACCTGCTGCGCACCGCTATCGCCGATGGATGCCCGTGTGGCGCCCTCGGCGAACAGCGCGCTGAAGCGTGTCACCGCCACCACCGTCGAACGGCAGTTGATGTGGATCGGCGGCCGCGGCCCCTCGGTCAGTTTGAACCTGCGCTTGTCGAGCGTCCGGCACTGGCTGGTAGTCTTCGAATCCAGCGTGCTGACCCACTCCACCGACGGCACGACATCGGAGTTCGCTTTCAGCGTCTCCATGCGCGCCTGGGTGGCGACGTGCTGCACCGCCGTCCGCACGATGGCGCCAGCGTTGCGGTTGGTCGTGGCCAGGATGCCGTCGTTGTACTTCAGCGCCTTCGTGCCGCGAATATTCTTTATGATCTGGAAGTTGGTCTGGCCTTCGAAGAAGCCCTGCCGGATCGCGCCTGTGAGGCGTTGTCGCTCGGTGGCGGTGAAGCCATCAATGAACGACTTGAGCAGCTTGCCGCCGTCCGCACCGCGCACGCTGAGCGGGTTGGTGAGGATTGCCGCCCTGATTGCAGCAGCACCAGGCACCGCCGCATCGAACGTAACGCCGACCGGTGCCGCCCGGGTCAGGCTGGTCGCCTCAAACTCCGCCTCGTAGTTGGCGATATCCACCAGGTCGAGGTTCAACTTATCGCTGTACCGATCGAAGATACCCAGCAGCAGGCTATCTACCTCACTCAGCAGCCGTTCCAGGCGGACGACGGTGTAATCCGTCAGATCCGCCCGGGTCAGCCGCTCGCGAATCGAGCGGTCGATCTCCTTGAGGAATGGCGCGAACTTCGCCACCTCACCCGACTTCAATTGCTCGAGGAAGACGGCATGGCGGATCGTGGCATCAAGGATTGCTTGGTTTGCCGCCATTCGGAATCACCTCTGCGTCATCAAGGGCTGGCCCGGCGCTCTGCGATTCGAGTTCGTCCCGGATTTCTTCGTCTGTTTTCTCCGGGTTGATCACGCCTCGATCGCGAAGGTACTGCCAGAAGTCGCCTTCAGGCAGCTTGCCGCCCTGCACTGCGTTGAACAGCGCCGCTAGGATCGTCGCGTCCAGCGTGATTTGGCTGAAGTCCTGATTGAGCTTGTAGACCACCTCACCGGAAACATTCACGAACTCAGCCATCCACTCAAGGCACTGGCTGTACGCCTCGCTGACGTTGCTGACCACAAGCGACAGGACGCTGTGTTCGGCGGCGCTGTCGTTGTCGGCCTGGGTGGCGGTCTTCACTGCGCTACCACGCTCAATGAGCCGCGCGCCGAGCGACACCATGTCCTGCTTCTTGGATTCCATGGCCTCTTTGGCCACCGTGTTCGGCTGAGCCTGCCAAACCCCGCAGGTGCCGTTTACTGGAAGCAGCCAAGGCGCACGGGAGCCGAGGAATATCCCGTTCGCCTCCATGTGATCGCGCCATTGCTCGTCCAGACCGGCCATCCACGGCTGAGGCTGGCCCACCAAATAGGCAGCTTCTTCGTAGTCCGCACTGTTACGGTAATGGCCAATATTCACCTCAGCCATGTCGTACAGCGGGGCGCCGTCGATCGTGGTGTCGTTGTTCTCGCTGCCAACGAATTGGAACGGGATCGCTTGCCACGGTCGACCCAGGCCATTGAGCGGGGTGAATGGCGCGACAACCTGAGCGGTATTGCTAGCCCCCTCCTCCCAGACTTCCTGGGTGTATTGGCCGGAGGCATCGAGGCGCAATACTCGGTATTGCACGGCCTGCTCACTGCCGAAACCATCGTCCGTATCGACGTCGACCGTCTCACGCAGCACGACAAGGCTGAGCAGATGCTGACCGCCGACTTGGCGAGTCTTCCAGTTGATTATCGACTCGGCGGTGTAGCTCGCGATGTTCGCTCGGGCACGGCCGGAAAGCTCGTCCGCCTTGCTGACCGTGCCCGCCTCGACCGCAGCGTAATCCACCAGCAGCCCGTGACGCCCCACTTCGAGCAGGTGTCCGATCACCGACTGGGATTGTTGGTAAACGCTCACACCCTGACCGTCGACGTCCTTGGCCACGTAGTCGAGCGCGCCGGGAACAGTCAGGGTAGGCCAGGTGCGGAATACTGCACCGACCAGGCTGTGCTTGGTACGCCCCGTGGCGTTGTAGAACACTGCCCGCTTCTTGTACGCCTCGTAGCGCTGCTTGTTGTCCTTGCTGTTGTCGGCCGCGTTCGGCCTCGGCAGGTAACGGTCGCCGGCAGCCTTGATGGTTTCCGACCCTTTGCAGACGTCGCGCACCAAGCGCCAGCGGTACTGTGCCGCCTTGTACTCGGGACGAGTAAAAGTGACGTCCGTCATCGGGCAACTCCCATTTTCATTGAGGTGACCGGTTTAACGATCGGATACTCGCGGTGAATGAAGTAACCGCCGCCGTCGTTGGCGTGGTCGTTTCCTTGGCTCTTGTCTGGCTCGCCGTTGGGCGCCCAGATTTGCTGCTCCAAGCCGTCGGCGTAGGTCGGGCAGGTAAACGGGTTCACCAGGTAACGCCGCTCGCCCTGCGCGTTGCAGAACATGGCGTTCATGGCGTTGATCCGATCCTTCACCGGCGGGTTGGCCGCCGGCGCGATGACTGTGAACCCGGCCTGCTTGAGCATGGCGATATCGGTGAGGCTGGCATTGACCGACTTGCGCGAATCGCCGGAGGCGTCCGGGTATATCCGGATCTCGCAGGTCTTTCTGAAGTCGTTGCCGGTGTGTTCCCAGTACCGCTCTTTGATCCGACGGATCATGTCCGGTGTGTCATAGCCATCCATCAACTCGTCCACGGCGCGCGGCAGACCCTGATCACGTTTGACGTGAGTAATTGCCGCCATCTTGCCGACGTTGAAATCCATGCCGATGAACAATGGCTCGCCGGGCTGGACTGTGTCGAAGCACTGGTTCAGCTTGCGGTCGTAGGCATGGTAGATCGATCCGGACGTCAGGTTGACGAACTGGCCATTCAAGTACGCACGGATCAGCTGCTCGGGGTACGACTCCATCAGCGAGGCGATGTAGTCGTCAGGCAAGTTCAGCTCATTGTCGAAGGTGCTGGCCTGGATCAGCCCGTACATTTCCTTCAGCGCCGGCTTGTCGCGCAACTGCTTCACGAACTGGAGAAAGACGAACTTGAAGCCTTCCGGCGTCGTGGTCACGTCCACGCCGTTTTTCAGCCCAGGGATGTTGTAACGCATCCGGGCAATGATCTTGCGCCAGGCCTGCTGCGCCTTGATCGAGGTCAGCACGTCCAGCTCATCGACCAGAGCGTGACCGATCTTGAAGCCGACGATGGTTTGCGGCTTCTCCATCGACCGGCAAATCACAGTACCGCGATACTGGCGACCGCTGTAGATGTGAACCTCATGGTTCGCCTGGTTAATCTTGGTCTTCAGCCCCCAGTCGTAGGCCACCTCCTCCATCGTGGGATAGAAGATGTCGCGGATCTGCGGGTAAGTCGGAGCGAAGTAACCGGCGTTGACGCCCGGCCACTCCATGAAATGCTTGCTGAGCGCTGAGCATCCGACCCAGGTCTTCCCAGAGCCGAAGCCAGCAACGAAAGCACGAAACTTGTGGGGCAACAGGAGGAACTGCGACTGCGGAACGTTAAGGCTCGGCATTCGGCTTCCTCGCGTCCACTACGTCGACCTGAATGCGCGTCGGGATTGCCGGCTCATCGTCTGGCTCGTCCTTCCGGTTACGGTTCACATAGACGTCGCCGACTTCCTTCGCCGCCTGCTCGAGGATCTGCATTGCCAGGCCGATGTTCTTCAGCGACTCGGCCCGCTCGACAAAACGGTTCATGGCGCGGAGCCGGAACGCACGGTTGGCGATCGGGATTTCGGCCGTCTCTTCGCGGAAGCGCTTGCGGGTATCTTCAAATACCGCTTTCCACTTCACGCCAAGATCACGGCCAGCGTGTTTCGTTGGATCGTACTGCTCGCACTGCTGGCGAGACACCTCGACGCCAAATGTTTCCTTGACCGCCTGCACTACCTGAGTGGGCGTATCAAAGCAGGCCAGTGCCTGCACAATGAAGCGCTTCACCTCATCTTTCAGGGCTGCCATATGGGTTTATTCCGTCAAGGTCCTGTCAAGGATCAGGCCGACTTGAGCAGACAGGTTCCGCAGGCCCTCGATATGTTCAATTTCCCCACCCCAGCAGGATTGTTTGCAGCGTCCACCAGCTCTTGAACTGCCGGGCTTGCCCCATACCGACGCACTACGCCGACGAACTCTTCAACGTCGTGTCCGCGCATCTCAAGCTTGGGCAATCCCTCCTGGGTGAACTTGGGTGCGCCGTACTGATCGGTCGCCTGAGCAATGTGATACAGCTCATGCTCCACCAGTGCGCAGAAGTCAGCGTCGCTGCACTGAGCGCAGTAGTCGGCGGCCAGGGTGATGATGTAGGCCGGCACATCGCCGAACCAATCACGCATCTGTTGTTCCATCCGGGCCTTCTGCCAACCACCCGCGCGGAACGCCACCTGCTCAGCCTGACCTACGACCGTGCGGCCCTTCTTCGTGAAGGCAGCAGATGCCCACATCACATGAATGTCCGCATCGATCAGATGGGCATGCTCTTCGTTGTGGATGCTGCCGTTGTCGGCGAGGATTTCGGCTTGGAGCCATTGCCACACTTCAGGAGCAGGCATGAGGCGAATACCGAAGCTAGACAAATCCGACAGTTCGAGCAGTGAAGCGGGAGGCATAGGTCGATACATCATCAGCTCCCCTTCCAGTGAATCTTATGGTCTATGGTAAATTGACTGATCAGCCTACGAGGAAAATCAATGACCGAGCTAATCACTGAGAGCTTGGTAATACAGGCTGCCCGGGAATGGTCGACACGAAAGAATAAAAGCGAAACGACCGCCGTAGCCAATGCAAGCGAAACAATGGCCGCGCTTAAGGCCAAGCTCAGCAAAAAAGATTATGGCCAGGCATTGGTAAAGCTCTATAAGGAGTACGAAGTGTCGTAAGGCCAACGTCCTAAGCTCGACACAATTTGCTAATTCTCGAAACGTGTCGCTACTTACTCCACCTTGCGGGTGGGCAGCTTAAAGTCAGTCACCCTGTCCGCGATGTTGCGGATCTTCTCTACGCCCAGGAAGCCAACCCAGCCGCCGGCAAAGGTGGCCATGCTCTGTGGCAGGCCGAAGAAGTCCAAGCCGCTGATGATGGTCAGCGTCAGGCCGCCGCAGATGGCGCCTTCCACCAGCATCTGGCGACGAGTGCCGCCTCCGTATGTGATCCGCAAAACGGCCATAGCGCAGGACAGCGCAGCCGCATAGAGGATCGGCGAATGCTGGCTCAACCACGCAAGCGCTATCGCCCATGTGTCTGGTTTGTCTGGCATGTTTGGCATCTCGTTTCCTCCCCGTCAGGGAGTGGTTATTCATTGTCAGGGTCTTCGCAGGAATCGCTCTGACTATGGGAAATAAGTGACCTAAATCAAAGAACTACAGATTGTCCGACAATTCTTTGAATTTTCTTAAAGGCGCAAAATCATTAGTTCATGAGCAATAGGAGGACTCATGAAACAGGTCGATGTTTTCGTGGTTGATTACAAGCTTCATGGGGAACCTAAGTCGTTCGTCATTCGGACTAAGGTGATGAACAATGCAGAAGCTTGGCAATGGGCGAGCTGTGACGCGGGCATTGCTCCGATCCCAAGACCTGGCCGCCCTCCCATCAAGCGCTACACCAAGCCTATGGCCGAGCGCTTCGGGGTCACCAATGTGCGATGGCGCGAGTCTTCCGCCATTGCCTGGGAAGAGGATCAAGCAAATGACAGAGAGCATTCTGGGCTTTTTCGATGAACACTCTTGGGATGACGAAATTGCTGCCAATACCAAGATGTTTCGTGAGGCAGATCTACTCGATGACGCCGCTTATAAGATCATTCAAGCCGATCCGGAAAGCTCGGAGGCATGGTCCCGCTTCACGGAAATGAAAGCCGTAGCCGATGCAAAACGGACCGCTGCTTATCAGGACTGGATGCGCATCAGGCGTCAAATGAGGAAGAAATAGTCGCTCGTCTTTCCGAGCTGTCTGCCAAAGACCTTCTCAACGTCGACGCCTCAATGTATCGATCTCGCTGATCCAGTCTCGCGCTACCCTGCAGCAGATGGTGAGGTCAGGATACGCGGGCTGCCGGTGTTGATTCCGTACGTCGCACTATCCGGCTATCGACGTCCAGGCATTCCCGAAGGCTGTCCTGGCTACAGGTAAATACGAGGCATGAAAAAGCCCGCACTTGGCGGGCATCTGGAAGTTCGTGATTTTCAAGCGCCTGATTCGGGATCGCTCGCGGGCATGTTGCGGGGCTCCTTGGTGCCATCCCCCGGCTCACCGCTTGGATACGTCCGGTCGCTTTTACTTCCAGAGTCGGGATGCTCACTCGCAACTGAGTTGGCCGCGTCCACGTCGGACATATCCTCTTCAACAGGAGCCTCGTCGTCCGGCGGCAACGGAACCTCAGGCGCATTCCTCGAAGGATCATGACCGGTCTCGTTGTCCGTCGCTCGCGTTACCGCCTGTTGCGATCTGTTGCCGGGTGCATTCTCGTCAATTTCCATGATGCCTCTCCATATTGATGCGCGGGGATCCGTGCTTAAACATGAGAAGCCATTCGGCATTACGAGTGCCAATCAGTGGACGAATGGCGGGCAATAAAAACCCGGCAGTTGGCCGGGTCTAAATGTCTGTGTGCGTTTCGCGTTACTTGTGCACTATGGAAAAATTACCTCATAAACCCCAACATAGCAATATCTTTATGCCGCATCCTCAGAATTTTCATTAAAAATGACCTGCCATACAGGCTGCAAGGCCTGAACATCCACTTCTGAAATAGCTTCACGCAGGAAATTCCACACATCCTTCCAGTCGCGGTCCCACACTTTCGGCTCGATGCGCACTCCGTAAAGTTTGAGCATCCCCTCGGCGACGCGTGCCGGCCCCCACTGCTCCCCGCCATGAGCCTCAACTTTGTACGACTGCAGAGCGACGGTGATCATGCAATGAGCTTTCGCAGCCTTGGCATCTGTCAGCGCGGAGAAATCCACGTAATTCCAGATCAGCTTCTCGGCGTTGAGCACGTGCACCATCGTCATGCACGGGTGATACATGTAGTGCCCGAGCTGCTGCACCTGGAACGGCAGCGTATCGATCGCGCGGAGCACTTTGCCGATGGTTGCCAAGTGCGCAGCCCGAGCAGTCGATCGTCCAACTGGCGTGCGACGCGTCTCGCTGATGCTGATCCGCTCGCGCACAACTTGGATACGCTCTTCCTTGTCATCACCAAGTGCGGCGAATACGGCTTCATGCCGGCGCATGCGTGCACCCTTCTTCACCGGCGCCGACTGTGCCCGGTCAATGGCCGCAGCGCTGATCGACGCGTTTGATTCCTGCTGAGCCTCAGTCCATACCTGCCTTGCGTTGATCAGTTTCATGCGGCTTCCCTTTTCAGTTCTTTGGTCTTTGCCCGATATTCGGCCTTGATGGTTTTGATTTCTTCGACGGTGTACTTTCGAACCTCGTGCGGCCCCTCCAGCCAAGCCACGGTTTCGGCGCCGATGCGCCGCACCAGCCGGATGCGGTACTCGACCGCGTTGCCGGACAGGTTGCGGTTGCACTTCACACACTGGCGGTGGATATTCAGCGGCTCGAAACGCAGTTCCGGACAGGCGCCGACGGATCGGTAATGGCCGGCGTCCCAGCGGCTGCCGGTAATCAGGTCGCTGTCATTCGGCATCGAGTCGCAGCTGATGCATGGCAGGTGCGCGTCACGAAGGCGGACGTACTCGTTCACAGCAGCTTGGGCTTCGCGTAGGTGATCCGCCCTGCTCTTCAACTTCTCTTTGCGTACCTTGAGCTCGCGGCGCTCGATGCTGGCCAGCGACTTGCGCTTCTTCTCCTGCTTGTCCCGCGCGATGACAACGGCGCAGTCCGGCGAGCACCACGACTGAAAGCTCACCTTCGGGACGAATGAGGCCCTGCAGGTTTTGACTGAGCACTTTTTCGGGCGCGGCTGCTTCCTTTCAATCGTCATGCGGCCTCCTGGCTCAGAAGATCATCGAAGTACACGCCCTGCGGTGCGAAGCGCGCGACAATGCGGTCGGTGTACGCCACGCCCTGGGCTCGATTGAAAAGACTGGTCACCGGGAAACCGTCCGGGCCGAACAAATGACAGCCCCCCATCATTTCCAACTTTGTTGCGTACGGAAGATGGCGCATCACCCGGTACCACTCCGCCTGAAACCCGGCATCCTCGTTCAGCAGGATCTGCACGCCGATGTGCAACTTGCAGTACCGGCGGGCGTCAGCCTCATCGCCGATCTGCGTCATTTCAGCGATGCGCTTGTACATCGCGAACCACAGTCGGTTCTGGTCCAGCGTTCGGTCCTTGCCGGGGCGCAGCGAAACCACGACGAACTTCTTGTCGCGGTACATGGCACTGATAGCGGTGATAGCCTCGGAAAGCTTGGCCTGACAGTTCACGGAGATTTTGTCAGCCATGGGCGGCCACCTTGCTGGGTAATCCGTCCATCAACTCACCGAGTTGCTGCGTCAGTCGTTCGTTCTCAGCCAGTAACTCCAGCGCCACCTCCTCCACAGTCTTTTCGCCGAGGAAATCCTGAAGAGCCTCCGTATTACGTTTCCAGTTCGCGCAATCAGCGCGGTATGACGCGGCCTCAGCCCAGAGCAATTTCTGGAGTTTTTGTTTATCGATGTTCATTGAGCAGCGCTCCCTGCTTCCAATTGTTCGGCCTGTCGAATCAGCAGCGTCCGGCGATCGGCCAGATCGTTGGCTGCCAAAATTCGCAGTTCTGTTTTTTCCTCGTCCGAGGCTTTGCGCATCGCCAGCATCGAGTCCTTCACCGCGGCGAGCTTTTCGCGCAGCTTTGGTGAAGGCCGCGCGACCTCACCAGTGAGCAGCGCAACCACGGCCCTACCGTCTTCAGTGACCGGCGCGACACTCAAGTCGGCCAGGTACTGCTGAGCACGCTCCTGTGGGATTCGCTGCATTTGCACGGCTTTGGTGATCGCCTGCGTGCGGCGGCTGGCATCGAAACCGACAGACACATGCCAGTTCACCTCTTTGCTGTCCTCCCGAGCCTGCCCCACCAAACGCTCGTAAGCGCTGTTGAACGCCATGCGCGCACCAACCTTGTCGCCGGCATCGAGGACAGGTTTTGCAGCAGCCAGTGCGAGCTGGATTTCGTCGGTCAGCACCACGGTTTCAAATTCATCGTTGGTGGTCATGGCGATCGCCCATGCTTCGTCCTTGCCCGGGCGGCCGTCAGCGGCTTGCACTCGCTGGAGAATGTCGGCCATCGCCAGCTTGCCCTTCACCTCAAAGCGGCAGGCCTTCAGCGCAGCCTTCACAGCAGGCACCGAGTACGCGCAAAGATCTTCGGCCATCATCGCGGCGGTGCCTGGATTCATCTCCTGCCCCATGGCCTCGGCGGTAGCGCAGATCGCGGCGGCGAGGCCAGCAACCTGCTGGTCGTTCATTTCAAAGGTACTCATTGCGCTCTCCTGCTTTGCGCTTCGCCAAGACCATTTGCGCGGCCTGTTCGGCGGCGGATACGTTCGCCTCGGTGCGTTCCATCTGGCGCGCGGTGGTCCCGTTGATGCGCTGACCGGTCACCCACTGGGTGTGGTAGCTCTCGGCGTTGGCCAGCAGCTCATTGAGGCTGTGGCACTTGCGCAGGACGGCAGCATCGCTGGTTTTCAGAAAGTGGGCAGCGACGTGGTGAGCAACATCGGCGCCGAGGCGGTCGACCAGTTGACCAAGCTGGCCACCGGCCTTGGCGTTCCACACCGGCCAAGTGCTGTAGCGCTTGCGGTAGGCCATGGCGTAGTTCGCCCAGACCTTGAAGGTTTTGCAGGACTGGTCTTTGGGGCCTGGCATGTCGGCGGGAATCTCAACCCGCGGCGCATCGGTGCGATCAACCACCAGAACCAGATTGCGGGCCGGCTTGTCCGGGCTGCCTTGCAAGTCCTGACTGGTATCCTGATTGGTACCCTGATGATTGGTATCCTGATTTGTCGGAGATTTTTCCGACCCTGGCCCGGATTTTTCTCCGACCTTGATCGGATTTTTTTCCGAGGTAGATCGGATTTTTTTCCGACCTTCGTTCTTCGGTGGGGTCGGATATTTTTCCGACCCATCCAGCTTCTGGTTCCACTCGATCGACTTCTCGGTCAGACGGAACAGCGTAATGTTCGAGGTGCTGGAAAGCTCAATCAAGCCAGCCTCCTCCAGGGCCTTCAGCATGCGGTAAGCGGTGTCTGGCTTGTCAGTGAGCAGCGGCAGCTCCTCGATGATCTTGGCCTTGCTCAGCGCGAAGAAGATCCCGTCGTCAGTCTTGATTGGCTTGGTCCAGCTCGGGCAGCCGTAGACGAAGGCGAACAGCAGGGCCTGCTGAGAGTTCAGCCCCCACTCCAACGCCTTCACCTGATTGATCGTGACGGTGAATTGCATATCAGGCCTTCCCGACCAGTTTGGCCAGCTCAAGGAAGCGATCCACGTACCAGTGAGGCTGTGTCTCGCGCGGGCATTGAGGGCTGGTGAGGTTCTTGCCGTACTTGAGGCTCTTTTCAGTGACGGACCAGAAGTCGACTGTTTCGCCTTTGGAGTTACGTCGCTGCAGAGTCTTGAGGTAGCCATGGGCAGCAAGGGCGCGATTGAAGGCTGGCGCTGTGCTGCTAATGGCGTGTTCTTTGATCAGGGCGGTAACGGCCTTGGTTGGCATCGAAGATCCGCCAGTGGCGTCAGGCGCCGCATCGATCGCGTAGCCGGGAAGGAAGCTCGACTCCAGGCCATTGTTCTTCGCGATCTGCGCGAGCATCAGCACCTGACTGGACGGTGCAGGCTTAAGCAGCCGCGTGAAGCACTCAAGGATCGCCAGTTCGCCGACTACCTTCGTTCCATTGGCGATCACGGCCAGGCGCGCGCCTTCTTGTTGCTCCAGCTCTCGCCAACGGCGGATTACTTTCATCCGCATCGGCGCGCTGTAGCCAGTCAGCAAGCAATCGGTGTGCTCGCGGTCAAGTTGGTACTGGACCTGCTCTCGGTTGCGGCCGTCCAGATAGATATCCTCAAACTTGAGGGCATCCACTTTCAGCTCTTTCAGCATGGCGAGGATGTCGCGCTTTACATTGTCGTGGCGCTTGCCGGTGACATTTGCGATCTCGCGAGAGGACATAGTGGTACGCGACACGTTTTCAGAATTCGAAAAACGTGTCGCGACACTTTGGGGGGTATTGCTTGAGATGGGTTGGCTATGCATAATCGGCCTCATCAAGTTGTATGAATTAGCCGGGGCGCAATCCCGGCTTTTTTGTGCCCGGGATTCAGGCAAGCTTCAAATTCGGTTTGTGTTTCGCAAGCAGGGTCTCGGCCTTCCGTCCTAACTCCCCCGCCCGAGCCTCAACTTGGCGGCACTGTTCGGCGAACGCCGGCAGGTGCGGCAAGTCCTCTTCGCACATCACCTGGTCATCAAAGACTTCGCTGCCGGTATCGATCACATCGCCCAGAGCGCGGATCAGCGCACCGAAGCTTTTGTTGGCGCACTGGTCGCTCTGCATCTGGCGAGCGCCGATCAGCCCATGGCGGCCGGCTAGCTCATTGATGCAGTTGTCGCGAAACTCAGGCTCCAGAGCGTTTACCCAAGACTCCTCCAGCCAAGACGGCATCTCCTGATCCCCGGAGAGCCAGCGCTGTACACGCTTCAGCCAGCGACCGGTCGCCTTTACAAACTCGCTCACGTCACCGGTCAGTTCTGGCGAATTGAAGTCTGGAACTTCCTTCTTCCTGGCGCGCTCAGGAATCGACTGGTGCAGCTCACGGCTCAGCGATTGCGCGAAATCGTCCTGGCTCAAGCTGGTTCGGGCGATCTGGTTTGCCGCATGCGCCACCAGCACTTGGTCACGGGTTTGGGCGCTATGTCTTGGACTGGACGTTTCCATGGGGACTGCTCTCTTCTAATCTGGCTTCAACGGATTGGCGGACAGGGATGTCGCTTAGGCGGCCATCTCGGCCCAAGGAAACGACGGGCACAGGTTTTCTTTTTTGAAAGCACCTTCGGTCAGCGCCTCCGCTCGTTTGGCAATAACCGGAGACATGCCGTGCTTCCCCCGAACCCAACCGGAAACGGTGCTTTGATCAACCTTGAGCTTTTCTGCGGTGGCCTCCTGGGTGCCGAAGTAGTCAACGAGGCCCTTGTAAATTGCGTTCATGATGCCCCTCCATACGGGAATACCCATATAGTAGGTTATGGGAATACCGATTTGCAAGGGTATGGGAGCGCCCGTAATACTTCGCGGATGGAATTCAAAGACCGACTCAAAACCGCCCGCCGCCACGCCAAGCTCAATCAGACTGAGCTTGCCGAGCGCGCCGGACTCACGCAAACCTCGATCTCCGATTTGGAGAGGGGGAAATCGAAGGCTACCGCCTTCGCAGCTCAGATCGCCTCAGTATGTGGCGTGTCCCCGATGTGGCTGGCTGAAGGTGTCGGTGACATGCTCAAGGGTGTGCCTGATCATCAGGCTGAACGCATCCAGCCCAGCGTGAAACTTGGCACCATCGAAACCTGGGATGACGAAACTCCACTCGATGATGACGAGGTCTACGTCCCTTTCCTCCATGAAGTGGAGCTGGCAGCCGGATCGGGCAGGTTCGCGATCGAAGAAAATGCCAACTCACGTCTGCGCTTCAACAAAAAGGATCTGCGCCACAACGGCGTTCAATTCAGCAACGCGAAGTGCGTGAAGGTTGGCGGTAACAGCATGGTTCCTGTGCTGCGCGACGGCGCCACAGTCGGCGTGAACGTGGGGAAAAACTCACTGAGCGACATCGTCGACGGCGAGATGTACGCCATCAACCACAACGGCCAGCTGCGCGTGAAGCAGGTCTACCGCATCCCGACCGGGCTACGCCTTCGCAGCTTCAACCGTGATGAGCATCCGGACGAGGACTACACGTTCCAGCAAATCCAAGAGCAACAGATCTCGATACTTGGGCATGTATTCTGGTGGGCTATGTACTCTCGCTGATGGACAGGGGGAAAAACCTCGCACCGACTATGCTCATAACTCCTCATGATTTAATAGCCCGCCTCCCATTTGGCGGGCTTTTTTTTGCGCGCGATAACCGCCTTCTGCAAGGCGGATAAACCCGTATCCGTGCAGAGTGCATGCCCTCATCTCGCCATCAGCTCTGCGAAATGCTTGAAATCGTTGAGTCTGTTACTTTCGGGCAGTTGGCACAGAAGATGCCCTTACTACTGGGAGAACGTGAACCGCAGCCGGAGAGCTGCTGACGCTAACCTGTGATAGATGAGGCATACAAAAATGAACGCTATTGACCTTCTCAAGGCCGACCACGAAAAAGTAAAAGGCATCCTGAATCAACTGAGCGAATCCACCGATCGTGCGCTGAAAAAGCGCGTCGACCTGCTCGATAAGCTGGAGATGGAGATTACCATCCACACGCAGCTCGAGGAGCAAATCCTCTACCCAGCCTTTAAAGAAGCGGGTGGCAAAGAGGAAGATGAAATGTACTACGAGGCGAAGGAAGAACACCGCACAGTGGACTCCCTAGTGCTCCCAGATCTGAAAGGCACTGACCCTTCCACACCCGAGTTTGCCGGCCGGGTAAAGGTGGTGAAGGAGTTGCTCGAGCATCACATCGAGGAAGAGGAAACCGAAATGTTTCCTAAGGCCAAGAAGCTGCTGGGCAAGGCGAAACTCGATGAAATGGGTGAGCAAATGGAAGTGATGAAAACTTCGCTGAAAAAAAGCCTAGCTAACGGCGACATGGCGGCCTGAAGTGATCTCAGCCGAACGATGACCTTGGAGCCCGGCCCAGTGCCGGGCTTCCTGTATCTCCCCTCCTACGTTCCGCCTCCGAGCCCTTCAGTTGCTTGAGCGAACCTCGTGCCAGCCTCTCTGACCAACTGGCGCCACTCGCCGGCAGTAATCAGTCCTTCCTGCTCCATGACGTCTGCCATTTTGAGCAACTCATCGTACTGCTCCTCGGCGTCCATCCTAATCTCCGGTTCTTCGAGTAATTTCCGCCAAGCAACCAGCGCCTGCTTTTTCCGATCGTCGTTCATGGTGAGTACCTGGTGGGTGTAACCGGTAGAGATCCACGATAGCGAGGCCGTTCAGTGGGAGCGACTGACGGCGCAGAAGATGGTGGCGCACAGCCACGAATGTTAAAATCTCAGCTCAATTGATGGAGGGAACCAATGAAGATCGTAGGCCTGATTTTGCTCGGGATTGTTTGCCTGATCAGCTATCTGATTGGGAGCGGCACCAACGGCCTCGCGATGGTCGCAAGCATCGTTTTCTTTCCGAGCGCGATCGCGCTGTACTTCTACCCGACAATTTGCGCTGTTGGCGAACATCCAAAGGCCACGCCGATCTTCGCGCTAAACCTCCTCGCTGGCTGGACTTTTATCGGCTGGGTTGCGGCTTTCATCTGGGCGCTCAACAAGCCCGCCATCCACACTGCACGCCCGGTCGAGACCACAACTTACGCCGAGGATCTTGCTGCCGCTGCCGCGAACAAGGAATGCCCGTTCTGCGCGGAAACCATCAAGGCCGCCGCCAAGAAGTGCCGATACTGTGGCTCTGATCTGGAACAGCTGTCGGTTTAGCTCGCACGAGCTTCATCTGAAGCCCGCCAAGCGCGGGCTTTTTTGCGATCGGAAATACGGGAGAATCGAATTTTATGGGAATACCCATTGACACTAAATATGGGAGTGCCTATATTTCACCCATCGCAGCGACACACTGCCACTGCGAAGGGGCTCAAGAGACCCGCCGCTCTTTAACAGTCAGGAATCTTCGCGGATCGATCCCCGGAAACGGGCACAGCGCGAAACACAAATTTCGATCCCCATGCAGGCTCTGGAACCTGCCGGACTCCCCATATGGGAGGACGCCAAACCATGCAAGCCAGCCGGCGAAGAACACCGAACACGAAATGTGTGACGCCGGCCAGGTGGGGAAACCGCGGCGCCGCGCATGGGGCGGATAGCAACACGGAATTTTTCACTGATGCACCTGGTGACGGGTGCATTGGGAAAACAACCAAAGGCCCCCATGGCCCAGATCATCCCAATCGGCAAAGTGCGGATTGATGTGCGGCCACCTTGTTTAGCCAAGTATTTCGAATGACTGCTGAAACTCCGAAATCAGTGTCGGTGCACTTCCAGATATAATTTGCATGCACATGCTTGCATTAAATGGCTTTACGACTATTATGCAAGCACAAACCTAGAGCGGAGGTGTGTTATGGCTGGCGCAAAAAATGATGAGACTCAAGTAACCGGGAAGGCCAAAGGGGGCGCAGCTCGAGCCGCCTCCCTTACAAAAGAACGTCGTAGTGAGATCGCCAGGAACGCTGCTCTTGCTAAAGCAGAAATGGCCAAACTGCCAAAAGCTACTCACGGATCTTCAGACCACCCATTAAAGATCGGTGATATCGAGATTCCTTGCTATGTCTTGGACGATGGCACCCGAATCCTATCTCAGCGCGGGGTAATGTCCGGAATCGGCATGAGCAGGGGCTCAAGTCAGGGCAGCGATCGACTAACCCTGCTTATGGAGAGTAAGGCGCTCGCCGGATCGGTTTCGGAAAAAACCCTGAGCGCCATCAAATCACCAATCAAATTTGTGCATGGTTCAGGTGGTGGCGTTGCTTATGGTTATCCAGCAACAATTCTTGCAGAGATATGTGAAGCCCTTCTGGTCGCCCGTAAAAATGAATCCCTACTTCCTCGCCAGCAAAAACTCGCGGAACAAGCTGAGATTCTTGTTAGAGGGTTTGCGCGGGTAGGCATCATTGCTCTCATTGACGAAGCGACCGGTTATCAAAAGGATCGCGCTAAGGACGCTCTTGCGCAAATCCTTGAGGCGTTCGTAGCTAAAGAGTTGCAGCCGTATGTCCGCACTTTCCCAGCAGCTTTTTATGAGGAGCTGTTCCGACTGAGAGGGCTACCCTATCCGCCAGAAAACGCTAAATATCGGCCGCAATATTTTGGCGTTCTCACCAATGACATCGTCTACAAGCGTATAGCGCCAGGCCTCTTGGAGGAACTGAAAAAAGAAAATGCAAAGGACGGGAAAAAAGGTCAGCTTTTCCGCCGGCTAACGGTTGATAAGGGGCACCCAAAGCTTCGCGAGCATCTAGCCTCTACAGTAACGGTCATGAAGCTAAGCACTGACTACCAAGATTTTATTGCGAAGATGAATATGATCCATCCTCGTTACGATCAAACGTTGTCACTTGATCTCGATAGTGGCGATCAGTGAACAATTTCGAAGCCCGCCATTAAGCGGGCTTTTCTTTGCCTTCTAGAAAGGTACCAGAACCCTGCTCTGTCAAATGATCTCTTTATGTTGGGGTGCGTCTTTTAGCAATCCCGCAGGAGCAGTCTCTCAACTCCAAACGCTGACAATCAAAAAAGCAACTGACTCAGCTCTAACAGACCAACACCACCCGAATGCACTCCCCTCCGCGCCCAACGGCAACCAGCGGAGCGGATGAGTGCATCCGAGTTTTGTTGGATCAATCAACGAATGGAGAAAGCGATGAGCAAGTACACGGAGGCGATCACAGAGGCGGTAAAGGCTCTGGAGTTGGCCGAGAAGTCCCATCAGCTCGCCGCCGAGCGACTCGCCACAGTTCGTGGCCATGCAGGCCAGTCCGGTTACTCGGTCACCGTTAACGGCGTGTCCGTCGCAGTTTCGACCTGCGACAGCCGCAACAACTACCAGGGCACCCTGATCCGTGGTCGCGAAATGATTCACCTCGGCGCACTCAAGGCGCTCGGCGCCGAGCTGCAGACGGCGGCCGACCGCGTCCGTGACTGCCGCGCACATCTGGCATCAATCGTCATCGCCTAACCCAAAACACTGGAGGTCGTCATGCACAACTGCACCGACACACAAGCAGTTTGCCGAGGTTGCGGGCTGAAGCTGCGCGGCTCGCCATCGTGGAAAGGCGGCCTCGCCTATCACCCAGAGCCAAAAGGCGAAGTCCGCAAATGCCACTACGGCGGCTGGGTCTGCTCGCGGCGCTGCGACATCCGCGCTTGTGTCGAACTGGAAGGAACGATGCCCGGTTGTGGCGGCGTGGACAGTTACCAGCGGCTGTCCATTTACGCAAAACAGAGCATTGAGCGCCATTGGCCGGAGGTCGCATGAACGCAGCACTGAAACTCTGTCAGGCCATGTACGACGCGCAATTGCCTACGGCGGTGAGCGAGCCGGACGATCAGCGCGAATGGCTGGAAAGCGCAGCCGAACAACTGGTGTGCGGCTCGGATGTGGAGTGGAAGCGTCGGTTTGGCCCGGTTCAGAAAGTTACCTCGGCGCAGTACGCCGAACACCTGCAGCACCACCTGAATCAGCGGCAGATCGACGGGCTGGATGATCGTGATTCGTTCGCCAACCTGGTGCTGGCCGTCGTGGTTGGAAGCCAAGCCGAGGCGCTGACACACGCCAAGCACCTATTGGGCAGTAACAGCCCGGTCACTCAACTGGAGGCGATCGCCGCCAACTTCCTGCGCCCGCACGCCGCCGATGCGGTGACCGCCGAGCGCGAAGCGGCAGAAGACGACGTGGACAGCGATCTATGAGCGCACACATCGCCATCGATCAGGCGCTGGAGGCTGCTGAACACGCCGGCGCCCGCCAGATCGACGAAACCCTGGCCGAGGGGCTGATCATCCAGCACTTCACGGCCAACGCCATCACCGCAGAAGAATTCAAACACTACAGCGCCCGCCTGCTGAAGATCAGTCGGCAGCGCAAGGAGCTGGCAGCATGACCACGCCACCGGTAAAAAGCCTGATCGACGAACTGGTCGAGGACATTGACCGAAAGCTTCAGGTGCTTGGATTCGTTGCTGTTCCGGAAGAGCTGGCTCCTCGGGAGTTTCCTGTGGCCAGGCTGCCAAAACACTTGGAGTCGTCCCTGCAGGATGGCCGAATCGTGGTGAGGGCTCGGCCATGAAGATCATGTTTTGGGTTCTCGCCGGTGGCCTGCTGATCGTGATGGCCAGCTACAACGTGGCGCGCGATTCCTCAAGCACCTGCCAGCCGCCGCAGTCGACCACCTACAAGGTGTTCCAGTGACCAGTCGCCAATGGGCGCGCCGCCTGATCATCTGGCGTGGCGCGTTCTCCTCCCTCGGCGTTTTCACCTTTTTGATGCTGCTCAGCGCCCTCGCCGATCGCATCACTCAATAAACCCCATCTTTCAAAGCCGCGCACACGCGCGGCGGGAGATCGTCATGCCTGCACCAAACCTCGCCCTCTGGGAAGAGGTCGAAAAGACCGACCCCAAGTTCACCAAGGAATACACCGGCCCCGGCGGTTTTACAGGTACCGCGGTGAACGCCCAATACTTGGCTAAGCGTGCCACCGAGCAGTTCGGGCCTTGCGGTACCGGCTGGGGGTATGACGTGATCGAAGAGCGCTTCGATATCGGCGGACCGCTGCTGAGCAAGGAAGGAGCAGTTTTGGCCAACGCCCAGGTTCACACCCTCAAAGTCGCGCTGTGGTACCTCGGCGGCGACGGCGAACGCAAGACGATCACGCACTATGGACACACGCCTTTCATCACACAGAACCGGTTTGGCATCAGTACTGACTTCGACGCCCCAAAAAAATCTCTCACAGATGCGATCGGCAAGTGCCTGAGCCAGCTCGGCTTCTCCGCCGACGTTCGCCTGGGTCTTTACGACGACATTCACTACGTCAACGAACGCCTGGGTGAAGCCGAAATCGAGCGCGCCGAGGACAAGATCGAAGCGAAGGAGCGTCTGGCAGCTGAATACCGCGAATGGCTGGCTGAAACACTCCACTTGATCGGTACCGCGCAATCACTCAACGAGTTGGAGCAGCTCTACAAATCGGCGATGCGGAAGATGGCACTGCGCCAGAACGATCCAGAGCGCGAAGCCCACAAACTCAAATTCACCCGCGCCAAGGACGCCCGCAAAGCAGACCTTGAGGACGCTATGGAGGGTGCAGCATGACTGACCTTTACAAACTGAATGTGCAGATGGCCGAGCTCGCAGCCTTGGCTGATAGCGACGACGAAGGACTGCGCCAGGCTATCCAAGACACCATGGACGGCATCAAGGGCGAGTTCGAAGTGAAGGCCGACAACGTCGTAATGCTGCGCCGGAACATCGAAGGTGACATCGACGCCATCGACAAGGAGGTTGATCGCTTGAACGAGCTCAAGCGCATCAAGAAAAACACTGTTGGCCAACTCAGCGACTACCTGCGCCGGAACATGGAGGCCGCTGACATCAAGTCCATCAAACGACCACTGTTCACCATCACACTCGCGCTCTCGCCCGAGAAGGTCATTGTCGACAACGAGCAAGCAGTGCCTGACGAGTTTGTCACGTTGAAGAGCGTGATCACTCCAGACAAGAAAACTATCGCCGTGAAACTCAAAGAAATCCGTGATCACAACGACGCGGTGCGCAAGCGCATCGAAGCCGGCGAAGACGCGGAACATGAACTGCTACCGGAACCGGTCTGGGCTCACCTTGAGCGCGGCGAAAGCTCGATCCGGATCAAGTGAGGCCAGCATGATCAGCAACCACCTCAACTTGGTCGAGCAGCAGCGACAAAGCGCCGAGGCGATATCGGCGCAGGTCGCCCAGTACCCGGCCACCGGCGGGCGGATCGAACAACTGAAAAGCCCGCCGCGCAATCCGCTGCCGCCGCCCCGCTCCAACAAAATAGACCCTGAAACGATCCTCAAGCGGCGCCCGAAGCCGATATCGGCCGCTGACCGCAAGGCTCTGCGCAATATGGCGGACGCGATATGAAGTCGAAACGCAAACCCAACAACGGTTTCGCCCGGGCCGAACGCAGTTGCCGGGCGCTGCTGCGTACCAACCACGTCGCGGTGGTGAACATCGACCCCAGCGGCAGCCAGATCATGGCGAACTGGAAGAGCTGCCGGCAGATCCGAAGTGTGGCGATCGCCAACGCGATCTTCGATTTCTCCTACCGATGGACGATCTACATCGCCGCCATGTGTCGAGACGAGCGAGGCTCCGAGTACATCAAGTCGGTCGAGATCTCGCCCGAGGGTATCTACAAGGTAGAGCGTCTGACCGATGCCATCGAACATTACTACCTGGAGCTGCGCAACAGCGCGAACCCGAACCATCTGGTGGCCTCGGGCTGGATCGCCATTCCCGACGAGATATCGATGGACGAAGCCCAAGCCGCGAAGTTGTTTTACGCCGCCGGTGCCTGGAATCAGGTGAAGGTCGCAGCGTGAAACGAACCACCAACCGGGCGGCCACGCGCCGCCGACGGACCTGGCTGGACTTGCCGGCCAGCGGAATTGAAGAGGTAGGCCATGGCCGAAGTACAGGAGCCGACGAAGGAAGCAATCAAGCAGAAGAAAAAGCGCGAGAAGGCTGCAGCGAAGGATGCTGCGTTGGGCGTCGAGAAGTTTACGGTTGAGGTCGCCGGAGTGTTCAAGTCCGACCTGCGACGCCTGATGAAAGAACACGGTTTCAACAACCAGCAGGAGGTGTATCAGAACCTGCTGCGCAACGTGATCGCCGCGGATTTCGAAACTGCCGCAGTGATGCTCAGGAGTGTCACGACACCTTTTATTATTGTTGAGAAGGTGTCGCAGGAGTTCCGCAACGAAAGCTTGCGAATCCTGCAAGACTCACCAGGTGAGCCAGAGGACGAGATTATTTGCCCGCTATCGCCTTGAACTGATCCCAAGCGCTTACCAGCTCTTTCCGAGCATCGGCGACATGAGGGCGATCCAGCTCCACGAACTTGCTGTAACGCTGAATAAACTCACGGGACTCTTGGTGCAGTGTTTCGTGGTTGATACCAAGCTTTTCAGCTGCAGCAAACGCCGCCACGAGCACCTGTTCTAATACAATTTCACGATCAGTCGCCATCTTCGCACTCCATTCGGCCTCATGCCGAACGGAAAACGTAACCGAATTGACACGATAGTGCCATGAAACTGTACCACCACCGGTCACCGAGGATGACGCCCGGTACCAGATAAAGGTAGCAGCGTGAGACGAACCATCAACCAGGCGGCCACGCGCCGCCGACAGACCTGGCTGGACTTGCCGGCCAGCGGAATTGAAGAGGTAGGCCATGGCCGAAGTACAGGAGCCGACGAAGGAAGCGATCAAGCAGAAGAAAAAGCGCGAGAAGGCAGCAGCGAAGGATGCTGCATTAGGCGTCGAGAAGTTTACGGTTGAGGTGGCCGGGGTGTTCAAGCCACACCTCAAGCGGGTCATGGTCGCCCACGGCTTCAACAACCAGCAGGAGGTGTATCAGAACCTGCTGCGGAACCTGATCGCCGCAGACTTCGAAACCCAGGCCAAGATGCTCAAGTGTGTCACGACACCTTTTGTTGTTACCGAAAAGGTGTCGCGACTTATCCAAGAGGCCGGCATGAAGTCGCTTGCCGACGATCTGCCAGAGGTTGAAGACGAAATAATCAACCCCGGCTTACGACTTTAGTTTCGCGGTTTGGCACCCTGAGCAAGCCAAGCGCCGTGGGCAAGACCCTGCTCCATAGCCTCTTCATTCGATTCATCAAACAAGTCGAAGACATGCTCAGAATGCTTATCGCCGCCTGGATGGAACAACTGGGTGAGCATACTGCGCTGATGCGGGCCAAACTCCCGAATTCTTACAGTGATCACCATCCCCTGCGGGCCTGTTCGCATCAAGTACACATCAGACGGGTGCTCACCCCAAAGCTCTGATTGCCAATATTTATTCGACACTTTGATTCTCCTTGTCCGGCTCCATGCCGGTCACCCGTAATACCCCAACCCAAACCAAATTGCCACCACCGGTCACGGAGGGCGGCGCCTGACTGGAGGTAATCCATGAGCCACAACTGCGAATACGTGCGGCAGCACTATCAGGTGCCCGCCGAAATCGGCCGCCGAGTCATCGCCTACGGAAAGCCCGGTGTGATTCTGGCCGATCGCGGGCACTACATCGGCGTGGTGCTGGATGAAGATTCGAAGAAGCGGATCGGCAACTACCATCCCACCCACGAAATGCAGTATGGCGAAATGGCCGAGACGCTGCCTATGAAAGAATGGCTGGTCCTGCCGTTCAAGCATGACTGGGACGATCTCGATTGGAGCCGCGAGGCACGCGAAGATCTGGTTAGAGTGTGGGCAGCCACTCGAAGTCAGGCCAAATACAAAGCCTACGAGCGGCTTCAGGATTACTGCCACAGCATCAAAGCGATGTTGCACTTTAAAGTTCGGCGCGCCTGATCCTGTCAGGAGGACTGAATGCGTCGGGCGAAGAAGGTGTCTCTCGCAGTTATGAGCCTTTGAACAAGAGCTGGACTACGCGGATTACCCGCGTCGTCAACCAACACAAGGACGAACGAACACTTGCACCCAGTGCTGTTGTCGTCCTTCGCCAGCCAATCCCTGACTTCTTCAGCAGTAAATAGCTCGCCGCTACGGGCCGCATGTGAGTCTCTTGTGGATGGTGACAGAGCAGACATGTGCATAAATCGATGTTTGATCCCGAGCCTTTGACAGTCCGCCTCATCCGCAGCAAGTCTGCTCATTCTCATCGCTTGGATATCGGAATCACTCACGCGCCTCTCCTTAATCCGGCTCCATGCCGGGCCGAACACAAATACCCCACTTCTACGAATCACGCCAGCCGGCGAGGATCCCCTATGTCCGCAAAACAGAAGAAACACCCCTTCGATTTCAAAACTCAATACGGACTCGGCTTCAGCACTCAGGACGATGAGATCGTTGTCGATTTTTTCTGCGGTGGCGGCGGCGCCGGTACCGGGCTGGAGATGGGCCTTGGCCGCGCAGTAAACGTGGCGAAGAACCACAGCGCCGCGGCGATCAGCATGCACACCGTGAATCACCCGGGAGCCGTGCACTACACCACCGACGTGTTCGACGGTGATCCGGACACCGAGTGCGGCGGCAAGGCCGTTGGCTGGTTCCACATGTCGCCGGACTGCACGCACCACAGCCAGGCGGCCGGCGGACAGCCGCGCAAGCGCGAGATCCGCAACCTGTCGTGGATCGGGCTGAAGTGGGCCGGCAAGAAGAAGCCTCGCGTCATCAGCCTGGAGAACGTGAAACAGATCCTCCAGTGGGGGCCGCTGATCGCCAAGCGCTGCAAGATAACTGGCCGCGTGGTGAAACTGGGCGGCGGTGTTGCCGAACCTGGCGAAGTTGTACCGGTGAGCCAGCAGTTTCTGGTTCCGGATCCGGCACGCCGCGGTCAAACTTGGGCAGTGTTCGTCGCAGAGCTGCAGCGTCTGGGCTACGCCGTTGAATGGCGAGTGGTCAAAGCCTGCGACTTCGGCGCGCCAACCAGCAGGGAGCGCCTGTTCATGATCGCACGCTGCGATGGTCAGCCGATTGTCTGGCCTGAACCGACCCACGCGAAGAACCCGGCCAAGGGCCAAAAGAAGTGGCGCACCGCCGCCGAGTGCATTGACTGGACCATCCCAAGCAAAAGCATTTTCGACCGGGCCAAGCCGCTGGCACCCGCCACCCTGCGCCGAATCGCCAAGGGCATGAAGAAGTTCGTCATCGACGCGGCTGACCCGTTCATCGTGCCGATCGCGAACTGGTCCGGGGGAAGCGTGCAGTCGGCCAACGAGCCGCTGCGCACCGTGACATCGTGGCCGCGCGGCGGATCGTTCGCCATGGCTAGCCCGATCATTGCGCCAGCAACCCATCAGGGCAGCGACCGGATCAATGATCCGCACGAACGGCTGCCGACGGTCACCTGTGCGAATCGCGGCGAGCTGACTCTGATCAGCCCGGTGATGGTTGGTGCTGGTGGCCCGGTATATGCCGGAAATCCGGTAGCTGCGGATAAGCCTATCGGCACCCTGATGACCCGTGGTCACCGAGCGCTCGCCGCGGCGCACCTGGTGAAGTTTCGATTTGCAGACGAAGGCAAGGCGCTCGACGAGCCGCTGCCAACTATTACCAGTGGCGGCAATTACCAGCGGCCTGCCGGTGCGGCCCACGCCATGGGTATCTCAACCGTGTTCATGGCCCAGATGAATGGCGGGTTCAACACCACCGACGCGAAGAGCATCGCGGACCCAATGACGACGGTGACCAACACCGGGAGCCAGCAGCAGCTGGTGACGGCGACATTGATCACCAACACCACCGGGCACGCCGCGACAGGCTTGCGAAGCGCGGTACCAACCGTGACGACTGGACAGCATCACGCGCTGGTCACCGCCTTCATGGAGCGTCAGTTCGGCGCCAGCGTGGGCCAGGGCGTGGATGAACCTGCGCCGACCATCACCGCCGTCGGTGGCGGCAAAAGCTCGCTGGTCGAGCTGCAGCTATCACCAGAGGTTGAAGCAGGCGCACTGCGGGTCGCGGCATTCCTGATCAGCTACTACGGCACTGAGAACATGAGCGCCGCCGACGCGCCAGCGCCAACCATCACCACCAAAGATCGGCTTGGCCTTGTCACCGTCACGATCAAGGGCACGCCGTACGTGATCGTCGACATCTGCCTGCGAATGCTTCAGCCGGCCGAGTTGTACAAGGCTCAGGGCTTCCCTGCCGACTACATCATCAGCCACGGCGCCGACGGCAAACCATTTACCAAAACCCAGCAGGTACACATGTGCGGCAACAGCGTCAGTCCGCCGCCGATGGCAGCACTGGCACGGGCGAACGATCCGTGGAAAACACGCATGCAACAAGCCGCATAACAACCAGCAAAACGAGTCCTCACAAGCCGCAGAAAACGGAAAAATTTACATCGTGTATCGATAGTCTAAGATTCATATCCGTTCGTCGACCGCTAGAATCGTAAGCTAAAAGGATAAGCTGAATGCCTGAAAAATCACGTTACAGCCGACTTGAGCCGCTGTCTTTGGATGAAAGAACTATCTTCGCCGTTGAAGCGTTTAGCTTTTTCTCACCAGCAAAATACCACGACCATTTAAAGGTACTTGGGGAATCTCCTGACAGTTCAGGCTCAACGCGTCCGCTATCGGTATTTCAGTTTCTTCAATACCTAGAAAAGACTGGCCATCTAGAAGAGCCGTTCAGATACCTACCTCAAATAAAGAAATTGTTAGATAACATGGAGCGAGAGGGGCTGCTTGTAGTAATTGGCTATGGCAGCTTTGTTATGGCGCCGAAACTTTATTATTCCATGAAAGAACTTACATCCATGGAGAAAAAGGGATTCGCGTGGCTAACACCGGCCTTGGGCGCTGACTTTTTACATTCCTATTTCGGGGAATTTACAGTCCACGTCATTGGTGATCACGACTCGGTCGAGCGCGGAGGAACTGGCTTCGTGATTTCAGATCGTCATGTTCTGACATGTGCTCATGTTGTCAAAGGCATGAAAATCAGACAGGAGCAAACTTTTCAAGGCAGGCCCTGCAGAGTCAAGCGAAGTTACGCGCACGAATCTGTAGACGTAGGGATTATAGAGTTGGCTGAGCCTAGCCTCACGGCGAGTCCGGCGATTGGGTTTCGAGATCCGGTCATCGGTGAGCAGCTATACCTATTGGGCTACCCCCCTGTACCGATGGCGCGCGAAGCACCTCTGATACTTCAAGGCGGAGAGGTAGTCAATGAACGCATTTTGGACTACCAAAATCAGGAGGCATTTCTTTATTCGGCAATTGCTCGCCCGGGAAATAGCGGAGGACCGATCATCGCCCGCACAGGTCATGTATTGGGAATAGTGACCGAGGACAGAAACAATCCGGAGCATCCGCACGCTCTATTTTTCGCTGGTTTAGCGACGTCGACTATCGCCGATGCAATTGCAACATTATCGGCCGATGTACACCTCCCTATTGAGAACTACCAGTAACACCCATCTATCACGCCAAAGAGAAACCTATACAAGAAAAAAGTCTCGCCGATTGGATAGAGTCGGCGAGCCTCCCTACTTAATAGCGAAAATCTTCCTTCACTAGTCACCTCCCCCTACAAAGTCAGCCGCTCTAGCGGCAAGGACGAGTGTTGCCGTGAGCATCATCGACGACGTAATGACCGACAAAATCACCCTGCACGGCCTAGGTTTCGTGCAGGTTCAGCTGCAGGGTAATCAGCGCTTGCACGTCTGGCACCCTGAATTGCCCCGCCGGGCGTGCTCCGAGCATTCAGCGATCCACGACCACCGCTTCAACTTCACCTCGCGCGTCATCGTCGGCAAGCAGATCAATCACTGCTTCGAAATCGTTCACCATGATGCCGGCGAGTATGTGCTTTACCTGCACGAGGGTGCCCGTACATCTGGAGGCGGCCGACCATGGACGCCCGATGGCCGCGCCGATCTTGTCCCAGACGGAACAGTCATCATCACCGCCGGCAACGACTACAACACATTGGCGTACAAATATCACCGGACGGAGCCAGGCGGTGATGGACGCGTGGCAACGATCATGGCCAAGCGCGGCGAGTACCCGGCGGGGGCACACTCCACCTGCACCCATGGCGTCCAGCCGGACACCGACTTCGACCGGTTCCAGTGGTCGCCCGCTCAACTATGGGAGGTCGTCAGCGATGTCCTGCTCGGCCAGAAGGTGACGCCATGATCTTCGCCCCGCTCTACATGGCCTACCTGATCTACAGGGGGCCGTGGCGATGAAAGAACAAAACACCAAAGAGTTTTACTCCGTCGAGCAGGCTTCTCAGCATGCCATCGCCTGGTGTAAGCGCAATCCCGCATGGCGCCGGATCTGCGATATCCCCAATTCCGACGCCCTTTATAAAACCTACGATGAGATCTCGAAACGCGAACGCGCCTACTGGGACTCAAACGGCGGCGAAGAATGCTGGCGAGAATTCGGGCCAGCAAAATGCAAGGTGCCTACCGGGTTCATCTCTGGGAAGGGTGAGTTTTACGACCACGTGCTCAAGGTGCCATTGCATTACAACTTTATGATGGTGTTTCGCGTGGGCAGGCGCTGGAAGCCATGAGCCGATTGGTCAGCCTCCGCACCGAGGAACTGACCTGCCCGGCGCTGGACTGGGCAATCAACGCGATCGAGGGTGATCAGCAGCTTGGCGCCGGTCAGCTGGATCTCTTCGCCCTGCCGGACGCAGAGCAACTGATCACGAAGTACGGCGTTTGGGTAGATGTTGGCCACCGCCACCCTTGGCTGGCCGACATGGCAAACGATCCGTTCAACCGCCAGTCCGGCGAAACCCGAACTGTCGCCGTATTCCGTGCCGTGGTCTTCGCCAAGCACGGCGCGACGGTAAAAGTCCCTAGCGCACTTGTATAGTTCAGACAGAAACCTTTTTTATGAATTTAAGCAATCCAATGTCGTTTAGAACTACCGGGGCTATCTGCGTACTGTATTTTGGTTTCCATACAATTCGAAACTCTTCTTGAGCCTTAAACTCCTGACCTTTAACTAGACCAGGATGAAGCCCCCAGTCTTCCCCGTTAAAATCTTCGATTCGGTTCTGATAGGAAACAGGCCCAGAATAAATATGAGTCACCTGACATGATTCATTTAATGCATCAGTAACTCTGGAAATGAAGGAATAAAGATTTGTAATCTGAAAACATGAGTCGGCACCGCCGCAGGCCTTCATTGCTTCTTTCGTGCGAACCATCGAAAGACAAAGCATATAGAAATCAGGCGACACCAAAGTTTTATACATAGTTACATTCTTGACAGAATTGTTTGCCCCGCCCCCAACAATAAGTGAATCATATGCCTGCATAGCATTCGTATGTTTGGCAATTGGGGCGTCGCTATTCCAGTAATCTATGTGGTGAGAAACCATCTTAGAGCCTTCTTCCGGATCAGCGATACCAACCTTATGCTCCCCCTCTTTATAGTTCAGAAGAGTGCCAATCTTAATATTGCCTATTGCAAACATATCATAATCAGAATGCAAATATTTATAGAGTTTCAACACAACCCTCCAATATCCGGACAAGATTTCTAAAAGCATCTGGAAGCTTAGACGAGCTTTTAAAACTTATACCACCTTCTGCCGCCACGCGCGGCATGGAGCAACACAATGGAAACTGAAATTCTCTCCGACGAGGAACTGGCCGAGCTCACCGGCTACAAGGCCCGGGCCTACCAGCGCCGCTGGCTGATAGATCGCCAGTGGGTGTTCGTCGAAAGCCGCGGCAAGCGCCCACTGGTGGGTCGGATGTATGCCCGCATGAAGCTGGGCATGATCAGCCCGACAATTGCCGATCCGAACCCGCCGCCGGCTGCACCGGTATGGACACCTGATTATTCGCGAGTGAACTGATATGCGACCCCGCAAGGCCGACACACGCAACTTGCCACCCCGGATGTACCAGTGGACGCGAACACGGAAAAGCGGAAAGGTCTGGATCTCCTATTTTTATCTGGACCTCACCGGAAAAGCGATACCGCTGGGCAAAGACCTGGACCAGGCCAGAATCAAATGGGCAGAGCTGGAAGCCAAGGAAAAACCACTCGACCTGCGCACGATGAAGGGGATTTTCGATAGGTACATCCGCGACATCGTGCCGAAGAAAGCCCCGCGCACGCAAAAGGACAACCTGGCGGAAATCAAGCAGCTACGGACGATGTTCGATAGCGCACCGATTGACTCGATCACGCCGGCGACGATCGCTGGTTACCGCGACGCCCGATCAGCAAAGGTACGGGCGAACCGGGAAATAGCCACCCTCTCCCATATTTTCAACATTGCTCGGGAGTGGGGCCTGACGACAAAGGAAAATCCTTGTCAGGGCGTACGCAAAAACAAAGAGACACCAAGGGATTACTACGCGAACGACGTGGTTTGGGAGGCGGTTTACAGGAAGGCAGCTCAAGAGCTGAAAGACGCGATGGACCTGGCTTACCTGACCGGTCAGCGGCCGGCAGATGTGCTGGTCATGAGAGACGATGATATTCAGGGCGGATACCTCACCGTCCAGCAGAACAAGACGCACAAGAAGCTGCGCATCCAGATGACTGACGGCGGTGAGTTGAACAGTTTGGGGCTTCTAATTACAGCAATGGCTGAGCGCAATGCCCAGCACATTTGCAGCTATTTGATCGTGAGTGAGCGCGGCAAGCGCATGACCGCGAAGATGCTGCGCGACCGCTGGGACAAAGCCCGAGAAAAGGCCAAGAAGCAGGCCGAGGAATTGGGTGACACGCTACTGGCTGAGAAAATCGGTAGCTTCCAGTTTCGCGACATTCGGCCAAAAGCGGCATCGGAAATCATCGACGTGGCTGATGCAAGCCTGCTGCTGGGTCACACTAAAGGTGACATCACAGAGCGTGTCTACCGCCGCATCGGTGCTATTGCCAAGCCCTCGAAATAGCTCAAAAACTCGTTACAAAACTCAAAACGTGCCCCTTGTAGAATGCGGTCTACAGGGGTGCCGAAAAATAAAAGTATTGGAACGAAAATCCTCTGCAAGCCGCATGTTTAGAGGATTTGAATATCGGTCTTGAAAACCGTCGACTGTAACAGGTCCATGAGTTCGAATCCCATCGCCTCCGCCATCTTATGTACGACAAAGCCCTGATTATTCAGGGCTTTGTCGTTTCTGGCGTCCTGAAAAGTGACCGCTATCGGCTGTGAATTCAACCATCCGCTTCTGGCCGTTAGCTACCCAAGGCATAGATATATCTCGAATTTCAGGTCGCACCTCTTCGCTGCGATCGCCTTGACCTCCCTCCCTCTTCACCTACACTCCCCGGCACTGGCAGTAAGCTCGTATCGGTGTTTTCCTGGACAATCATCTCAATGCAGTCAGGGATGAACGGAAAACTATTCAGGAAATGGATTCCGGAAACCATTGAATAAACGGGGCGTACTCCGAAAAGCCAAACGAGTAGGAATTTAAATAGGGAGATTTAATTCATGACAGCTCAAGAACATCTTGTTGGTGGATGGACCCCTTACCACAAACTGACTCCCAAGGATCAGGAAGTCTTCAAAGAAGCACTGGCCGGCTTCGTTGGCGTGAGCTACACGCCCGAAGAGGTTTCCAGCCAAGTCGTTAATGGCACCAACTATCGCTACAAGTCGAAAGCCACGCTTCCGGGTTCGCCAAACGGCTGGCAAGCGATCGTAGAAATCTACGCGCCAACTAATGGCAAGCCGCACATCACTCAGATCCATCGGATCTAAAAAAAGCTCCAATCTTCGGGTCTTCGCAGTCTAAGGCCCGAAGATCGATCAAGCCATCCCGCTACCGCGATCAAGAGTTTCTACAGCACTCCGTTGAGGTCGAAGTGGCTGGTCACTGTTCTGAATGCAACCCGCATTTCTCAATTGATGACACATTAGGCCATCGATGTCATCGCGCATCGGCCGAATGAAGTACGCCCCCCTCGCACGTCGACAAGTTGATGCTACAAACCCAGACCGACGCCAGTAGCGGATCTGGGTGATTTGCATATCAATCAGGTAGAAAAATTGAATTAGCCAGTTGTCTTTTTGGTCAAGAATTATGAACGCAGAAAATCTGACGAGGTGACAGCAATGACTATCCAGGCAGAGACACTCGTACAACTGACCGAAGCGCTTCAAGAGCAAGGAATGAATCTGGTTTCAGATGTTCACTTCACTCGCGCGCCATACCGGCAGAACCACCGCTGGATTTGCATCGTAGAGTAACCATGCTCGTTGCCGGTGGTTCGGACCAAGCCTCCACCGCCGGCTCCCTACCCCGCTACGCCTTTTCCCTTCCGCCCACCCGCGCGCGACTGACACGCAGCTCAAGGCCGCGAAAGCGTTTTCAGACGCTCGACCAAAGCCGCTTCAAAAATGACATAAAGCCTTTCAGCATCGCCGGCACGCAAAACCCCACTGGTGTCCAGCCCAAGCACGAAGCCATCCGCACGGGCACCCGCCTTCACAGCGATGATCATCGAGTCTGCCCGGACAATCTGCGCCAGAAGCCGATCAGCTTCACGCTGCATCTTTTCGTTCAACACTACGCCTTCCACTTCCTCACCCTGCATTCAATGCGAGATCCAACAAATTGTATGATCAAGGCTACGCCGCCGATAACGGCGCCTCAAGCCGCAAACCAATGATGCTTCGCTATCGCAGCCATCAGGAACCTTTCAGGTGAACGAATTCCTTTTGCTTGATATCAAAACGGGCAGTTTCAAAAGCGTTTAGCCGTCGCCAGCTCGATCAATCATTACCGGAGAACAATGCATGCCTCTCAGTGAGACCATTCACAGAGCGTTGCTAAGCGCGGAGGAACGTTCCTCTATCGCTGAAATTGAAGCTACAACCAATATTCTGCAGCTCGTCACACGCATGACCGGAACGCGCTTCGCGGCGATCGCAAAATTCACCGACACGGAATGGATCGTCTGTTCCGCCTACGATCCGATCGAGCTTGGGATCAACACCGGCGACACCCTGGAACTGGAGACCACGCTGTGCAGCGAGTTTCGCAGAGACCCCCAGGTGCTTTTCGTGCCACAAATAAGTCGCGACGGCAGGTTTTCCACACGTCCTGTGGTGAAGCAATATCTGATTGAAAGCTACGCAGGCGCGCCCATTTTCCTTCCAGACGGACAACTTTGGGGCGCGCTGTGTGCATTGGACTCCAGGGCAGTCATCTTCGACGATCCGGATCTGGCAGATACGTTAGGCCTGTTCGCGAGGTTGATCGGCTGCATCTTCTACTCGAATCTGTCGGAGGCCGGCAGCGGCTACAGCAAGAACGGCTAAGGTGTTAGCGAATAACTGAAAACAGCCCTGAATATTCAGGGCTGTTTCATTTGTCGCGTATGTAAACTCACAAGATGCCGATACCGTGCAGGGACACCGAATCAGGGCAGCAGCACTTACTCCAAGGAAGGCAGGAATCTGCAGTCGACCCTTCTCTGTTCCCTAAGGTTTGAAAAAATTGCGCCAGGTGCTCGCCTGCCGACCGCTAGTCACTTGTGGCGCTATCACTGTGAACTTACGTTGGCCGGCAGTCCTCTCCCACTTACATTCAGATGAAGCAAGGGGCAAGCGGTCATGAGAGCACTCACGTATCACGGCGCGCACAGCGTCAAGGTCGACACCGTTCCGGATCCGGTTATCGAGGACAATGACGACATCATTCTGCGAGTCACGGCAACGGCGATCTGCGGCTCTGACCTTCATCTCTACCGAGGAAAAATCCCAACCGTCGAGCATGGCGATATCTTCGGTCATGAGTTCATGGGAATCGTCGAGGAGGCAGGCTCGGCAGTGACCGCTGTGCAACCCGGCGACCGCGTGGTCATTCCTTTTGTCATCGCCTGCGGCAGTTGCTTCTTTTGCGCGATGGATCTGTTCGCCGCCTGCGAAACAACCAACACCGGGCGTGGGGCGATCATCAATAAAAAGGCAATACCCCCAGGCGCTGCTCTCTTCGGCTTCAGCCATATGTACGGCGGAGTGCCCGGCGGTCAGGCTGAATACGTGCGCGTACCGAAGGCCAACACCGGGCCGTTCAAAGTGCCGGGGACGCTGTCGGATGAAAAAGTCCTGTTCCTTTCCGATATTCTCCCCACTGCCTATCAGGCCGTGACGAACGCCGGCATTGGTCATGGCTCGAGCATCGCCATCTATGGCGCAGGCCCCGTCGGACTGCTGAGCGCGGCCTGTGCGAGGATGCTCGGGGCCGAGCAGATTTTCATGGTCGATCACCATCCTTATCGCCTGGCCTACGCGCAAAAAACCTATGGCGTAATTCCGATCAACTTCGACGAAGACGACGACCCTGCCGATACGATCATTCGGCAAACCAAAGGGATGCGCGGCGTCGACGGCGTCGTGGATGCGGTCGGGTTCGAAGCCAAGGGAAGTACGACGGAAACGGTGCTCGCGACCCTCAAACTTGAAGGCAGTAGCGGCAAAGCGCTGCGGCAGTGTATCGCTGCAGTCAGGCGTGGAGGTGTGGTCAGCGTCCCGGGCGTTTATTCCGGGTTTATTCATGGCTTCCTGTTTGGTGATGCATTCGACAAGGGCTTGACCTTCAAGATGGGGCAGACCCATGTGCACCGTTTCCTGCCGGAGCTCCTGGATCACATCGAAACGGGTCGTCTTGCACCGGAAGTCATCATCAGCCATCGCCTGTCACTGGAGCAGGCCGCCGAGGGATACAAGATTTTTGATAAAAAACAGGAGGACTGCCGAAAAGTCATTCTGACACCCGGTGACAGCCACATCGCCGTGCCACAGACCGACAGCAGCGCAACACTGTTGACGACCTGAAGCTGGCGATACGTGGATCGGACAAATCAATCCGCACGTCAAATGGCGTGCGGATTTATGCGTCAAGACTGCCTTCGCCCGCCCGGGGCTGTATTCAGGCGACGACGGCACGGCCTTCAGTGATAATCCTTACCGGCGACCGCAAGCAGATAGGCTGCGTCCGCGTCCCTTCGCAGGTCGCGTAATTCGGTCAGGGTCAACATACCCAATCGATCCATCTCGTCAGACTTGCGCAACAGTTCCTCGTGATAGGCATCGGGACAATCCATGCGCAGCTCTCGATTTTCCAACGCCCGATACCAGGCATCCAGGGCATGCAGTCGTGATTCTTGCTCAAGTGTCAGCTGATTCTTGAAAGCGTTCATTACCGTCATCCCCGAACATTTCCCGGTTGAGTAACCGGTTTCTGCTCAGGTTCAAAAGATCTGACGAGGAACCGCGATGCGTCAGGCCTTATCGCTCCTCGCCCGGTTCAGGTGTGATATGCATCTCTTCAGGCATCTTGTCGTTGTCCTCGGCCCTGACCAGAACATTGCTGTCCTCGTCAATCTGATACGGCACGTCAGCCTCTACCCCGTCGATTCCGGTCTTGACCACCACATTGGTGTAGCGCTTGCCATCCCAGCAGCGAAAAACCAGGGTTGAATTCTCCCCGCCTGAAAGCGTTGAGCCGAGGCTGCCGATGAGTCGGCTGTCGGCACCGGCGGTCAACACGCAGTTTTTGCCGGCGGTCAGCTTGCTGCGATCCCCAGCCATCAGCACACAGTCGTCGCCAGCGGTGAGTTTGCTGCGATCGCCCGCCGTCAGGTAACTGTTGCTGCCCGCCAGGAGTTTGCTGCGGTCGCCGGCTGTCTGGGTGCTGTCGGCACCGGCCGTCAGCTTGCTGCGATCACCCGCCATCTGGATGCTGTTGGCGCCGGCGATCAACGTGCTGCGCGAACCCGCGGTTTGCGAGCTGCCCTTGCCGGCGATCAACATACTTTTATGCCCGGCAATCTGCGTGCTTTCCTGACCCGCAATCAGCGAGCTCTTATGACTGGCGATCTGGTTGCTGCCATATCCGGCTGTCAGGCTGCTGCGCATCCCGGAGGTCAGACTGCTGCCATACCCGGCAGTCAGGACGCTGTGCAGTCCACTGATCAGTGTGCTGCCGTAACCGGCGGTCAAATAGCTGCGAATGCCGCTGGTCAAGCTGCTGCCGTAGCCGGCAATCAGCGAACTGTCTTGCCCTGCAACCCCGGTGCTGCCGTAACCGGCGGTGAGTGTGCTGTCACGCGCCGCCATCTGGGTACTGCCATAACCCGCGGTCAGCGTGCTCTCGTAGCCGGCGGTCTGCGAACTGCCGTAACCAGCCATCAGCGAACTGCCAGATCCTGCGATTTCCGTACTGCCGTAGCCGGCGGTCAGGGTGCTGCTGTCGAGTGTGGTGAGCGTGCTGCCATAACCCGCGGTCAGGGTACTGCTGTCGAGTGCGGTGAGCGTGCTGCCATAACCCGCGGTCAGGATACTGTCGTAACCTGCGGTCTGTGTGCTGCCATATCCGGCGATCAGGGTGCTCTCGTACCCTGCGGTCGAAGTGCTGCCATAACCGGTGGTCAGCGAACTTTGTTCCTGAGCGGTCTGCGTACTGCCGTAGCCTGCGGTCAGGGTGCTGCCATAGCCTGCGGTTTGCGTACTGCCGTAGCCGGCAATCAACGAGCTTTGATAGCCAGCCGTCGAAGTACTGCCGTAGCCAGTGGTCAGCGAGCTGTTGTCCTGCGCGGTTTGGGTGCTGCCGTATCCGGCAGTCAAGGTGCTCTCGTTCCCCGTTGTTTGCGTGCTGCCATAACCGGCGATCAGCGAACTGTTGAATCCCGCGGTTGAGGTACTGCCGTATCCCGCAGTGAGGGAACTGTCTTCCTGAGCTGTCTGGGTACTCCCGTAACCCGCGGTCAGGGTGCTTTCGTGTCCGGCAGTCTGGGTGCTTCCATAACCTGCGATCAGCGAACTGTCAGGCCCGGCGGTGCTCGTGCTGCCATAACCTGCTGTGAGCGAACTGCCTTCCTGTGCGGTCTGGGTACTGCCGTAACCCGCAGTCATGATGCTTCCGTGGCCGGCAGTTTGCGTGCTGCCGTAACCGGCGATCAGCGAGCTGTCGTAACCCGCGGTTTCGGTACTGCCATATCCGGCAATGAGATCACTGCTTTCCTGGGCAGTCTGAGTGCTGCCATAACCCGAGGTCAGAATGCTTTTGTAGCCGGCAGTCTGGGTGCTGCCATAACCGGCAATCAGAGCACTGCCATGACCGGCGGTTTGTGAGCTGCCATAACCGGCAGTCACCATGCTGTCTGGTCCGGTGGTGGCCGTGCTGCCGTAACCGGCGGTGAGATCACTGCCCTCCTGAGCCGTTTGTGTACTGCCGTAACCGGCGGTCAGTGAGCTTTCCTGACCCGCAGTCTGCGTGCTGCCATAACCCGCGATCAGCGAACTGTCGGAGCCGGCGGTGCCGGTGCTGCCGTAACCGGCGGTGAGATCGCTACCGATCTGCGCGGTTTGCGTACTGCCATAACCCGCGGTCAGCGAGCTTTCGCCGCCAGCAGTCTGCGTACTGCCGTAACCCGCGATCAGCGAACTGTCCGAACCGGCGGTGCTGGTGCTGCCGTAACCGGCGGTGAGATCACTGCCCTCTTGGGCTGTTTGCGTACTGCCATAACCGGCGGTCAGCGAGCTTTCGCCGCCAGCCGTTTGCGTACTGCCATACCCGGCGATCAGCGAACTGTCAGTACCGGCGGTGCTTGTGCTGCCATAGCCGGCAGTGAGATCACTGCCCTCTTGGGCTGTCTGGGTGCTGCCGTAACCGGCGGTCAGCGAGCTTTC